GTTATTGAGCCAATAAAAGCGCCCTAATGGCGCCAGTGCCCAGCAATCACGCGCACTTGCGGCCGCGTGATGACTACAAGAAACGGAGGAACTTCGGATTAATGCCGGCCGTTAAGTGCCCGTCAAGATCTGGCTGTCCAAACATCTCAATAACCTGATTGAACAGGACCATCGGGCGATCAAGCGGCGCACGCGACCCGTGCTGGGATTCAAGACTCTTCGCTGAGCCCGGATCTTGCTGGCTGCATCGAACGGATGCATACGATCGCTAAAGGGGAGATGCAGTTTGCTTGCTGTGCCCATCCCGTCCGCCGCTGTTCAATTTTACGACCTCGCAACATAAGCAGTACGTTACATATCGATCTCGATCGCCCCTTGATCTCTTGCTGCGACAGAACAGCGCCGTGAGTCGTGCCATGTCGAAAAGTCTTCCGAAAAGCAACGCTGGTGCTGCGGATTGCGCCGAGGTGCCATCCTGAAACTGCTCGTTCGAAACGTCCATTCGGACTGCCACCGTGCCTGACGGACGCCGCGCCGTCTCAATAGACGATGCGCGCGGCCTTTGCCATCAAGGAGTCGGGACACAGCGCTTTCAACGTTTCAACATACACATGCCAGCATGTCGCTAAGCTGAAACCGGCGTATGTGCATCGATGCTTGGGGTCTCTACGTGCCTCAGGTTCAGAGGGGGCAACGGCAACCACGCTGCCTCGACACAAAACACTTTAAATACACTACGGTTTTCGCTCCCGACGTTCGACGTGACAGGGCCACAATTGGGCGAAAAGTGGTGACGGTAATGCGGGAGCGGGCCCAATATTTATCGCGTCTCTTTCAGAATTCCTAACCTGCAATATCACCTGTGAAGACGCGCTGCAAGATGCGACGCCACTGCAACTTACGAAACGGAATAGCTCAAGAATCGACATCCCTTTGCCGTTATGTATTCACGCTCCCGTTGAACTTCTCGCGCTCCGCAGCTAAACCACTGCATATATCTGTCTCAATAAGAAGATGCAAAAAATGACACTGAAGCAAAAGCTTGCCACCATGTTCGCAGTGCTCTGGATCGGCCTGTTCCTGATCGTTGTCGCGGGTGCGATGCAGCACCGTGCGTCCATGCTTGCCGACCGTCGCAGGGAGCTGAAGTCTATCGTCGACGCCGCCACCAGCATCGCCGCGCATTACCATGAACTTGCTCAGCAGAACAAGATGAGCGATGCTGAGGCGCAGCAGCAAGCGCTGGAGGGCATCGGCGCGCTGCGCTACGGCGAGGACGGCTATATCGCGATCAACGATTCGCACGCCGTCATGCTCGTACATCCGAACCGGGCGCTCATCGGCAAAAACATGGCGGACTTCCCCGACCCCACCGGCAAACACGTCATCTCCGACATGATCCGCGTGGCCGAGGCGCACCCGGAGGGCGGCTTCGAAAGCTATTTGTGGCCACGCGCCGGCAGCAGGAAGCCGGTGCCGAAGACGAGCTACGTGAGGCGCTTCGCGGCGTGGGATTGGTACATCGTGACCGGCATGTACATGGACGACATCGACGACGCGATTGCAGCGGCCGCGCTGAATTGGCTCCTCATGACGACCGCGCTGGGCGGCGTAGCGACCGCCGCCATGCTGCTCGTCACGCGCAGCGTCGTGCGCAGCCTCGGTGGCGACATCGGGCTCGCGGTTTTGACGGCCCGGCGCATTGCGGGGGGCGACCTCACGGCCCAGGTACCATTGCGCCGCGGCGACGATGCCAGCCTGCTCGCCGCGCTAGCGACCATGCAAACGGGGCTTGTGAAGGCAGTGCAGTCGATCCGTTGCGGCACGGAAAACATCGAGGTTGGCGCTTCGGAAATCGCGGCTGGCAACACCGACCTCTCCCAGCGCACCGAGGAGCAGGCCGCCGCGCTCGTGCAAACGGCGTCGAGCATGGACCAGATGACGGCGAATGTGCGCCAGAATGCCGATAGCGCGAGCCAGGCTGCGGCGCTTGCGCGCCAGGCGGCAGACGTGGCGGCGCGCGGCAACGCGAGTGTAGACGACGTCATCCACACCATGGACGCCATCACCTCCAGTTCTGGCAAGATTGTCGACATCATCGGCGTGATCGACAGCATTGCGTTCCAGACCAATAGTCGAAGTCAAGCGGCAAAGCCCCGCCACGCTTGGCAATGCGCCACGGGGCCTATCCCCAGCGGCCCACATAGCGCCACGTTCGCCTGAAAAGGCTTGGCAAGGCTAGGCAACCCATCAGCGGGTGAAAACGGCACAGCGGGCCAAAAAAAGCCCCGGCTCGCGGGGCGTTCTTGTTTGCGGCGGCGGCGCGCTAGTCGGGTGACCGGGCTCGGCCAGGAAGCGTCATTCGCGTACATCGTAGGCCGGACATTCAGACGTCAGATCCGCTCAGCAATCGGCCATTCGAGCTTTTTATCGGGACAGCTTGGCTGTTGCTGCACGTTGGCACGTCATTGCAGCGCAGCCTTATCCTGAGTTAACGCTCGCCTGCAGGAGAACCGTCGCCTATAAAAGATGATAGGCGCATACGATTAGCCGTCGGCTCATCCCGAGTCGATTAAGGAGATTCCAATGGCCAATCAGGAGAGAGTTTCGCTTGCCGCCGCGATTGCGGCGCTCCGCAGTGAAGTCCGGACCGCGGCGGAACGGGCACAAACGCTTCCGGCGGGTGAACGTTACAGGATCACTGAGGCACAGGTCGAGCTGACTGTTGTTGCAGAAGATTCTGTGGACGGCAGCGCAGAGATCGGGTGGTGGATCCTGAAAGGTAAAGCCGGGGTCGCAGCAAAAGACTCGATAACGCACAAGGTCTGTCTGAAGATCGATGTGGGCGACGTCGAGGTCGGGTCGACCGATGAACTGTAATAACCACGAACCATGACTGGCATAAACAGACTGGTTGAGGTCAAGGGAATATCAAAAGGCAGTGGATTCCTGATTGCCGATGGCCTGATCCTTACGGCGTGGCACCTGTTACGTCCGTCGCCTGGTGTTGCGCCTGCTTCAATCGTGCAGGTGTGGATCGAGCGGGACATCAGGCCCGGGGAACCGCTTAAGAATGCGGAGCAGCCTGCAACAGTATTGTGGCCGTGCCACGAAGACCCCGGCGATGATCTGGACTTTGCCCTGCTGGCTATCGAGAGGTCGGCTGCGCAACAGATTCGACCGGTGGCGTGGGCTTCGTTACCTGACTGGGGGAAAGTGGACGTCACAGCTGCGGGCTATCCGGACATCGCGATCGACCGCAAACGTAAGCGTCGGGAACCAAAGCCTATAAACGGCTGGATACAGTCCGCCGAAAACGTGCGCAGCTTAAGAGAGGGCCGCGGCACCTTGACGTTGAAAATGCTCGATGAAGATGCGCCTGCTGCGCATCCGGCTGACGCATGGCCCGGGATGTCTGGCGCGGCGGTTTTCGCGGATGACGTACTCATCGGAATCGTCCGCATTGCCGGCAGGGAGGGCGACAGACATCAGCTCCGCGTCTTACCGGTTGATCGTCTCTTCGCCCGGGGCGACGTCGCAGAAGCCCTTGCGAGATCGGGTCATACTCTGCCGCCACCCGTGAACATCGGCGAACCAGTTGCAGCGCAGGCCCCGTCCTGGAACTGGCCACGACCCTGGGATTTCTCCGGTTATATCAGCGAAAAGCGCCAGGGCTTCACCGCGCGCGACTGGCTGTTCGAGAGGGTCCGCGAATGGTACGAGGACACCGCAGGTGCCCAGGCATTATTGATCTGCGCCGACTTCGGCATCGGCAAGTCCGCCTTCATGGCTGAACTCGCGTCGGATGCTCATGGCTTGCAGATCGCTGCTTACCACTTCTGTCATGACGACACGATTGAAACGTTGAACCCGGCGACGTTTGTCCGCAGCGTAGCAGCGCAACTCGCCGGCTCTTTGCCGGACTACAACGCGGCCGTGGAAGCCGATCCCGACGCGCGCCGCTGGCTCGACGACGCGCAGCTCGATCCGGCGAGTGCGTTTGAGCGCGCCGTCATTGGCCCGCTGAATGCGATGAGCCCTCCGGGTGCGCCTCAGGTAATGCTCGTGGACGCGCTCGACGAGGCGCTCGATTTCGACTCCGAAGTCAGCAGGCGTGCAACTACGATCGTGCGGCTGCTTGGCGACCGTGCCCGGCGAACGCCTCCATGGCTGCGGATACTTGCCACAAGTAGGCGGCGACAGGAAGTGCTACAGCCAATCGGGAGCGCGTTCAAGTGCAAGACCCTGGATGGCGAGGACAATCAAAATCTCAAAGACATCCGCAAATTCGTCTTGTACCGCTGCACTCGCGGAGCGCTGACGGGTGTCCTGAAGCAAGGCAACAAGAACCCAAGATATATGGCGAGGTTCCTGTCGAACGCAAAGCAGAGTGGCGGCAAGTTCCTCTACGCCGTCAGAGTGCTCGATGACCTCGAGTCCGGCGCGCTGTCACTGGATCACCTCAACAAACTGCCGCCCGGGATGGACGAGTTCTATCGGGACGCGTTCGAGCGGCGCTTTCCGGCAAGCGTTGACTATGCGCCTGTCGGCGCGCTGCTGGGTGTGCTATGTGTCCAGCGCGAGCCTTTGTCGCAGGCCGACCTTGCAGCGATCCTGGGCACGACCGAGGTTCAAGTCGAGACCATGCTCTTGCGGCTCGAAGACTTTACGCGAAGTCGTGAGCAGCGTTATGCACTTGACCATCCGTCCCTCGCGCAATGGCTCAGCCAGAAAAATGACAAAGGCTTTCGGCGGGCAGGCCGGTATTGGGTTGCACCGGAAGCTGCGAAGATGCTCATCGCGGATTGGGCCCGGCGCGAGCTCGCCGCGGACCGCGCGCATCAAACAGGGTATCTGACGCGCCATCTTGGCGCGTACCTGAACCCGCAAGAACGGAAAGTCCATTTTGCCAGGCTGCTGTCCGACTTCCGCTGGCTCGACGCCCGGCTGCGCGCAGCGGGGATCAACGCGCTGCTCACCGATTGGTCCGATGTAGACGAGACACCTGCGCTCAGGGTGCTCGAGCGCGCGCTTCGACATGGCGCACACGTCATTGGACACGACGGCAGTGACTGGGCAGGGGCTGACCTGCTGGCGTCGCAGATTCGTGGTCGATTGCGACCTCAGGCCGCGCCTGAGGTCCACGATCTATGTGCGCAGGCGGACGAGCACCTTGCGCTCAATGCGGGATTACGGCCTCTTACAGACAGTCTTCGATCGGATGAAGCGTTGCTACGCACGCTCGAAGGGCACACGGGTCCGATAGAAGCGCTCGAGGTGCTGACCGACGGGCGGCTTGCGTCGGGGGCAAATACGATCAGGTTGTGGAACCCGGCGAGCGGCGTCTGCGAGGCGTCGCTTGAGGGACAGTGGCTGTCCGCGCTCGCGGTGCTGGCCGACGGGCGGCTCGCATCAGGGTCGGATGATTCCACGGTCAGGCTTTGGAAGCCGGCGAGCGGCGCATGCGAGGCGACATTCGAGGGACACACGCACTCGGTGTCCGCGCTCGCGGTGCTTGCCGACGGCCGGCTCGCGTCAGGGTCGCATGACAATACGATCAGGCTTTGGAACCCGGGAACCGGCGAGTGCGAGGCTGTGCTTAAAGGACACGTGAACTCAGTATCCGCGCTCGCGGTGCTGGCCGACCGGAGGCTCGCGTCAGGGTCGCATGACCATACGATCAGGCTTTGGAACCCGGGAACCGGCGAGTGCGAGGCTGTACTTGAAGGACACCTGAACGCAGTATCCGCGCTCGCTGTACTGGGCGACAGGCGACTCGCGTCGGGATCGTGGGACCGCACGATCAGGCTGTGGAACCCGGCGAGCGGTGTGTGCGAGGCGACGCTCCGGCACACGGAGTCGATACGCGCGCTCGCGGTGCTACCCGACGGGCGGCTCGCGTCAGGATCGGACGACCACACAATCGGGCTGTGGAACCCGGCGAGCGGCGTGTGCGAGGCAACGCTCGTAGGACATACGGGTTGGGTATCCGCGCTCGCAGTGCTGACCGACGGGCGCCTCGCGTCGGGAGCAATGGATGGCACGATCAAGCTCTGGAATCTGGCGAGTGACCCGTGCGAGGCAACGTGCGAAAGACACACGGATGTGGTATCTGCGCTCGCAGTGCTCGACGACGGGCGGGTCGCGTCGGGATCATGGGACCATACGATCAGGCTGTGGAAGCCGGCGAGAGGCGTGTGCGAGGCGTCGCTCGAAGGACACAAGGACCGGGTACACGCGCTCGCGGTGCTAGCCAACCGGCGGCTTGCGTCGGGGGCACGGGACGGCACGATCAGATTGTGGAACCCGACGAGCGGCGCGTGCGAGGCGACGCTCGAACACAAGGGTACTTTATGTGCGCTCGCGGTGCTGGCCGACGGGCGGCTCGCGTCGGCGGGCTATACGACGATCAGGCTGTGGAACTCGGCGAGCGGCGCGTGCGAGGCGACGCTTGAGGACTCGGCATTTGCGCTCGCGGAGCTGGCTGACCGGCGGCTCGCGTCGGCGTATGACAAGACGATCAGGTTGTGGAACCCGACAACGGGGCTGTGCGAGACGACGCTCAAAGGGCACACGGATAAGGTAATCTCGCTCGCGGCGCTGGCCGACGGGCGGCTCGCGTCGGGATCGTTGGACTTCACGATTAGACTATGGAACCCGGCGAGCGGCGTATGCGAGGCGTCGCTCGAAGGTCACAAGGAAGCGGTCGTAGCGCTCGCGGCGCTTTTCGATGGACGACTCGCATCGGGGTCGTGGGACAAAACGATCCGGGTCTGGCAGGAAGGTAACGGACGCTGGACGGGGGCAGTACGGTTCGTCGCTGATGCGGCTATCGAGACGCTTGCCTTCGGGACGTGCGCGGGGCTTCTGGTGGCAGGAGACGAAAGCGGACGCGTCCATTTCCTGAAGGTGGAAGCAGCGCATTAACGGAAGCTGTTGTGTCTTCAGTGTACAGCGACCGCCCTTACGAACCTTTCTTCGGTGATAACCGCTATTAGAACCGAAGATTTTTTGCGGCAAATCATGGGATGCTCACTGTGCGATGCCGGGTCCAAAGGCGGCTATGCCTCGGGACCGGCCGTTGCGGTAGTTGGAGTTCGAACGGCGGCTCAGGGTCGATCTGCGACATTTGAGAAACGTCCTTCCTGGACGCCTGACGTTCGAAAACATCCGAATTTTGATTGCACCCCCTACTCGGTCGCTGCTTCCCCTTCGCGCTCTGCGAGGCGGGCCGCAATCCACTTGTCCACCTCGTTCTCGCTCCAGCGCACGGCGCGCGAGCCGATGCGCGCGGGCTTCGGAAAACTGCCCTCGTTGATCATCTCGTTGAGCATCGACTCTCCGAAGCCGATCTTGTCGAGCACCTCGGGCATGCGCAGAAAGCGGTCCCTCGTGAGTTCGTTCATGGCTACTCTCCCTGTTCCTTGCGGTAACGTCCGATCACGTTCGGCAACGTGCCGCCCTTCACATCAAAGCGCAAGAGCCGCAGCACCAGCACCGGCATCTCGCCCGCATCGATCTCGATCACCGCGCGCGTCACGCCCTGAAGCACCGCGCCCTCGATCAGCACAAGGGGCAGCGGGCGCGAGAGGTCTACTTCAACGACCGGTCCCGGTATCGCTATCGTCTTCGTGTTCGCATCCATCATTGTCCGCATCCCTTGCGATCAGGTCCGCCACCGTGTCGAAGCACACCTCGCACAGTCCGCTGATGCGCGTCTCGATCCAGCCCGCTTCGCTGTAGACGTTCGCGTCGCTGAATCGCTGCCCGCAGCAGCGGCAATGCGTGCGAGGCGCGCGCTCCATTGCCTTCACCAGTTCGCCGGATCGATTGCATCGGGGTCGCCCCACGTACAGACACCGCACGCCGAGCCGTGATAGACGGTCTTGCCGTTGAGCACGCCCGTCACGCACGGCGTCTGTCCGCAAAACTCGCACTTCCGGTCATAGTCCGGCACCCACTCGTCGACGGTTATCGTTTTCGGCTTGCTCGCCGGTTCAGGTGCTGCAAACTTCTCGCGCTTCTTCGCGTTCCTCGCGGCCATGATCGACTCCTACGTTGATGGGTTTTGTCACCTTCATTATCGCCAGGAGGTCCAGCAGGTACGCGGGCGCAACCGGCTGCGGTGGCGGCGCGATGAACGTGCGACCGTAGACGCGCTCGCAGTGCGTGACCACATCCGCATTCAGGTGATGACAACGCGCGATCTCGCGCAGGACGGTGGGCCATTCCTCGGGCACATTGGCGTCGTGCATCTCCTGCAGGTCACGCAATAGCAACAAGTGCCGGTGCAGGAAGCGCGCGAACGCGGCGTGCTCCGATGCGATCAGACGCTCCGCGATATCGCGCACGCCGAAGAACTCCAGCGCCTTCGAGTAGACGTCATCGGGGATCAGCCAGCCGATCGCGCAGCGCCTGCCGTCCGGTGCGCGGTACATGCACTTCACGCCGTCGAAGGCCGTGGCGCGTGCGTTCTGCCGCAGCAGGTTCCACGCGACGCTATCGAATACGTCCTGCCGGTCGAGTGTGTTGAGCATGGTGGTGGTGAGCTTCATGGTAAGACTCCTTATGTTCAGGAACAGATCGAGAGCGCGAGTACGGATGACAGCCAGCGCACGAGGGCAACGATACCGGCGAACGAACCGACGATCACGAGCACCGTGACGCCGAAGCCAGCCAGCCCGAGCAGCCCGACGATCGCCTTTGCGAGCGGCGGCATACGGCGCGCGTCACTCATCATCTTCGTCCTCGTCGTCGGTGTTGACCGCGTTCGTCATGTCGATCGTCGCGGGCACCTGCCGCTTCAGGAGGCCGACGAGCTTTGCCGTTTCGTCGGGCGTGGGTAACACCTGCGCGCGCGCCATGCACGCGCACGTGCCGCCTTCCTTCGCGGTGATGGTGAGCTTGCCGAGCTTCGACTCGACGAACAGCAGATCGCCCTTGCCGCGCCCGTTGCCGAGATGCAGGTGCAGGCCCACCGACTCGTACTCGCCCGCCCACTTCAACGTGCCGAGTTGCGGAAACTTCACGTGCGTCAGGTGATCTGCATCGTCGAGCAGCGACGGGTCGGCGTTCGGGTCGATCTCATAGAGCGACTCACGCAAGCCCGGGCCGAGCGCGTCGAGGTTCCTGTTCGGTAGGTCGAAGCCGAGCTTGATGTCGACGGCGGTGCGTTCCTCGTCGCCATGCAGTTCGCTCCTGACGTTCAGGTGCAGGATTTTCACAGGGTGCTTCTCAAGGGCGATCATCTGATCCTCCTTCATTAGGTCCCCACAGACTGCTAAAGAATTGGCGCGATCGGTCGTTATCCAAGTAATGACTAAGACCGAAGCTCAACAACTTATCGAATTGGCCGACGAGACCGCATGTGCAATCCTCACGGCGAAATACGAGTTTTTTGACATCCTCGACAGGAAGATGGGTGCGGAGTATGACCGCATCACGCTCGATATCTATGCCGAGAAGGTGCCTGATATGACGATGGCCGAACTGCTGGTGCTGGCGAATTCGTAAAAGCCACTGCCGCTCGAACGTCCTCATTGCCGATCCCCTTCGAACTCCGCTTTGCGCGCTCGGTACAGCCCTTCGAGTTCGTCGCGCTGCCCCTGATCCTTGACGTGCCTGATCAGGTCTGCGGCCTCGTTGACGGCGTCGGCACTCGTCGCCGCATTCAATGCGTCGGCCACCTCGGCATACGTGACCACGCGCTGATCCTTCCTCACGCTGGCCGTGTCCGTTTTTCCGGCTTCGGTTGAGGCCGCGCCTTTGCCCTTCGCATTCGCCTTCATGCGGTTCTTCACGCTCGCGGTGCGTGAGCCACCGCCATCGGGAGGCGTGCCGCCACCGTCTCCTGCCGGTTCGCCAACGGCAGCATCGCCGCCGATCTCGAACCACTCGGACGGCTCGCTCATCTCGTCGCGCAGCGATGCGTAGATGCGCTTCAGGTTGACCACCTGCGCGGGCGTGATCGCATCGAGCCGTCGCTGGATGCGCTGCTCGATGTGCTCCTTCGTGACGCCGAACGGCGCGAAGGCATCGAGCATCTTCTCCATCGCCTCGGGGCTGGTGTCGGCCTTCGCCTTGAGCGTGGCATCGGCCTGGGCCATCGCCGCGTCGATCACGTCGCCCGGGATCACAGCTTCGAGACACGCACGCACGCGGCGCTGCGCCATGTTTGCGCACAACTCGTAGATATCGCGCTCGTCGCGCAGCGCGTAGCCTCCCTGCTTGGTATCGCGCCAGTGCGGCACGATGAAGGCGATGCGCTTGCGCGTGCGGCTCTGCATGTCGACGGCCACGGCCTCGACCTCCGAGTACGGGATGCCGCGTGCGTCTACGCCGCGCGAACGCTCACGCCATGCCGCGTCGATGTTTTCCCACTCCGCGGCGATCGCCTCCATCGCCTTGATGCTCGGACCACGGATATCGGTGCCGCCGCGCGAGAACTGGTACTGGCTTTTCTCCGCGAGCGACGAACGGGTGAAGGCGTTCAGGATGCGGTCCATTGCCTTGACGGGGTCTCGTGGAAACTGCCGCGCCATAAGAGCCATCACTTGCATGTCCGCCAGTTCGCGGCTCTGATCCTGCCGCGCGCCGGCCGTTTCAGCGAGATCCCTGCGACCGCCGCCATTGAACGGCGACTCGACTGTTATGTCATTCATCACTTCTCTCCCTTGCGCGCTGAAAACCGGAAGTCAACGTAGGTCGACGGCTCGACGGTGTAGCCGTCGCGCTTGATCACCTTGCGCGTATAGCCACCACCGTTCGGCAGCAGCCCGACCGATGCCTCGCCCATCATGTGCAGGATGCGAGCCTTCGCTGCGTCCGCGCCCTTGAGCATCAGGTCGGCCTGCTCCGCGAAGTCGAGCCGTGCGTAGTGCAGCGCTTCCGCCTCGGGCGCCAGCTTGATCGTCGAGCCGTCAGTGCCCGGATAGAGCTTCTTCAGTAGCGGGATAGCGCTCTTGTGCTGGTAGTCGAGCGGCGGCGGGTCTTTTTTTTCGATGTGCTGCCAGAACTCGGCTTCACCGGACTCGACGAGATCGATCATCTCGGGGTCGCGCTCGATGTGATAGACCTTGAGCGCGTTGCCGCCGACGGACGCTGCGAGGTGCCATACGTCATAGCCCGACACGGAAAGGTAGTGGTGGCATTGCATGAGGTACTCGGTCGGCACCTGATCGGAGTGCTCGTCGCCCCATTCACCGAAGCGGTATGACAGCGCGTCGACGTTCTTGCATTCGAGGCCCTCACGTTTGCCATCGACGGTGCGGTCATACGAGCCGAGCATCCACGGCAGCTTCGAGTGCTGCGCCAGTTTGTTATGCCGACGCAGCTTCACGCCGTACCGCTTCGCGTACATATCCGCGATCACCTGCTCGATGAGCTGGCCGAACTCCATGCGCTCGACTGCATCGGGCGCGACCATCATGTCGCCGGGGATGAGCCCGAGCTTCTCCTGATAAAGCTGGAAGGCGGTCTTGTGCCTCGACTGCCCGAGGGCAGCGGCGGCATCAGAACCGCCGATGCCGCGCTTGCGATCCTCCAACCACTGTTCACGTGAACCCATCGTCGTACTCCTGATGATTTGCCTGCCAAATCAGGCCGAGCCATGCCAAGCCCGACCACGCCCCGCCGAACCATGCAGACCCCTTGCGGGGTCATCTTGTTATCTGATCTTTTCGCGACGCTGTGCGACCCACAGGGTCGAAATTGGCGTGCGCGGCTCGTCGAACCGCCAGCGCATCGACCACCACTGACGGCGCAGCGCCTTCGGGATCGTGCGCAGCACCGCGCGATAGCTCATGGGACTGCGGCTCGTGAAGCGATAGCAGCAACCGGTCATCGCCATTCCTCCCTGTTGACCCTGTTGCACAGGCGCAGCCCGCGCAGCGCGAGCGCCTGCTTGATCTCGATGACCGACTTGCCGCCAATGCCGGGCAGCAGGCGCAGGTCGCGCTCACTGCGCTCGCATAGCTGCTGAACGAACCACAGGCCATCAGCGCGCAGGAAGTTCGTGACGCGACACTTCAGGCCGAGCGACTCCACGGGCGTCGGATTGGTCTCGTCGTTCATGACGTCCTCCGCGTACGCACGGTCGCGCACCACGCACCGTTTGCCACGTGCTGCTGCACGGCGCCGACCTCGGCGCAATGCTCGACCGGGAGCGTGTTCTTCACATCGAGCGCGGCGGCGAGTACCACGTCGTAGTCCGAACCGGTCACGACCACGCGATGCGCGCCGTCCTCGTCGGTATCGAGGTCGAACGTGATGCCGGGGATAGTCGAAAACTTCAATGGCTTTTCCATTTCTTTTCGAATTTAGCGATTGATTTCGGGAGTGGCATTTAGGCTCGCCCATTCGTTTTTTTTTCGCAAGAGGGGTAAAAGTCGGGAGTGCGGAGTTAATCGCCGAATTGCGCACTGCAATAACGATCAAAATCAGTGTGAGTAACTGAGAGGTGAAAGTCTTATGGGTTAAGGCTTTGACGGAGGTCCGCGCCAAACCCGCGCCAAAACCGCGCCAAAACCGCGCCAAAAATGCGGTGAACCTAATAACGGGTTAACACCTATCAAGGTGGGCACGCGTGACAATCAGGTGGGCAAACGGCAATAAAAAATTTGCTAAAGGGTCGAAGCCTTGCGGCATAAGGGCTAGCGGGAAAATTAGGCCAGAGTTCGGCCAGAGCCGCGCCAAACTTGGCGCCGCGCCTGTTGGCATTCGTCAGACGTACGTCTACACTGATTCGATCCGCATCAGCTTTTTGCGATGAAAGGAGAGGACATGGCCCGCAAGGACAACCCGGCGCTGCGCGCGCTGCAAACCGCGATCGATCTGTGTGGCGGGTCGCGGCGGGAGCTTGCGCGGCGTATCTCCGGGACCGGGTATCGCGGCCTCCGAGCGCCGATCAGCCCGCAGCGCATCGACAACTGGATCAACCGGGACGGCGCGGTGCCGATCGAGGCCGCGCCGTTCGTGGCGGCGGCGGTCGAGGGCAAGGTCTCGGTGTTTGACTTATGCCCCGAGTACGAGGATGGCTGGCGGCTCATTGCGGAGCTACTCAATGCCAGCGAAGAAGAAGAGCAGGACGCCTGACGCTGGCTTGATCCTCCGCAGGCCCGGGGAGCGAGAGCAGTAGCTCGCCAAAGAAAATCACAGAGGGTTTAAGTGCCTGGTTTTGAGCAGGCGTGGGCTTTTTGCGTCCGTTCAACCTGAAAAAAACACCGGAGGAGCTAACTCCGGTGCTATCAGTCTTTGCCGAATCGATTAACTCGGTAAAGTGGACGACTCAAAAAGTATCACGAGGGCAGCAAAAAGAGAACTGGAAAAGGCGTGAATGTTGTTTCGAACCCGATTAACGAGGAATCGTGAAAGTGGACTCGGATATTTTCGCTGTCGAGGGCGCTGAACTGGATGGCCTTATTGAGCATCCGCTCTGCGCATTCGTGCCCGCTAGCGTGGGCGTTTCCGTGCGCGGTTCGATCGCGCAACCGGTCGTGCTGCTCGACGGCATGATCCTCGACGGGCGCGCGCGCGTACTCGAAGCGCGACGCCTCCGCTTGCCGTGTCCATGCCGCGCGTTCGATCCTGATCGCGATCCGCACCCCGCGATGCTGATCGGCAGCGCTGCCTCCACTCGCCTTGAGAAGCCGCAGCATCGTGCCGTGATGGCGGCGCGGCTCGCGCGCGAGATCGAGAGCAGGCCCGAATGCCTTGCGTCCTACGATCGAGGCATGGCCGATCGCATCCGCACGACTGAAGGCCGCAAGACGCTCGTCAAGGCGTGCGGCGCATCGTATCGCCACTTCCAGCGTGCGCTCGGCATCGACCCGCAACTGCTGCAGGCTGTCTCGGCAGGCCGCATCGCGCTCGATGACGCCTCGCACCTGCGCGACCTGAGCACCGCGACGCGCCGTCGCATCCTTGCACTTTCGCCCGCGCAACAGAAGGCCGCGATCGATCGCGCCGTCGGCAAACGTGCGAAGGGTCAGCAGTCCAGACAGTCGAACTTCACGTTCGACACATGGGTTCGCGTTGTTCGCGATTCGGCCGACTTGCACTTCCTCGATCCGGACCGCCCGAGTCACAACCCCTCACTCGACCGCCTGCGCAAGATGAAGAAGCAGTAGTCCTGAACACGCGCGGCCTAACCGGAGACAACGACGATGGACAAGCACGTGAAGGTCACTCTCGAGATCAAGGCCCCGTCCACGGTGGGCCTTGCTGCATGGATTGCAGCGGCGCGCGAATTGCGCATGCACGGGAAGCAGCCGGTGCAGCCCGTCGACGGGCACGCGCAGATGATGGCGCGCAACCTGATGATCGTGCGCGCACTGCCGTGCGAGCGCGAATGATCGTCGAATGCCGGGGAGAGCGATGATGCGTGACTACTCGAAGGTGCTGCCGAAGTTCTGGATCGGTAATACCGGCAAGGCGCTCAAGAAGGCCGGACCCGAGGCGGTGATCGTAGGGCTGTACCTGATGACGTCGCCGCACTCAAACATGATCGGGCTGTACTACCAGCCCCTTCTGCTCGTTGCTCACGAAACTGGTCTGGGCATCGAAGGGGCAAAAAAGGGGCTTCAAAGGGCTATCAAAGCGGGGTTTTGCAGCTACGACGAGGTCACGGAAGTCGTCTGGGTGCATGAGATGGCCCGATTCCAGATTGCTGATGAACTGAAAGCGGGCGACAAGCGACGCAAAGGCGTCCAGAACGAATATGACTCGCTGCCCGAAAACCCTTATCTGGCGGGCTTCTTCGATCATTACCTCGACGCGTTCGGCATGACGCACAGGCGTGAATTCGACCCGGAAAAGTTATCCACAGGCGATCACCCTTCGAAGCCCCATCGAAGCCAAGAGCAGGAACAGGAGCAGGAACAGGAGCAGGAACAGGAGCACGAGCAGGAGCACGAGCAGGAGCAAAACCCACTGTCGAGTTCGCGCAAAAAACGCGCGAACGTCGACCGCGAAGTTGTGGCCGGAGTTTTCGCGTACTGGCAGAAGACCATGAACTCACCGCGCTCGAAGCTCACACCCGACCGCGTGACCGCGATCAAGCGCGGGCTCACGCTCGGCTACACCGCGCACCAGCTTTGCCAGGCGATCCGTGGATGCAGCCGCACGCCGCACAACATGGGCGATAACGATCAGGAAGCGAAACACAATGACCTCACGCTGATTCTGCGAAACGGAGCGAACATCGACCGGTTCATTGCCAACGATACCAACCCGCCGCGCACGGGATCGCGCACGCGCACCGCTGCAGATCACCGCAAGGAGATCGGCGAGGCGAACGGTAATGCGTGGCTCGCGATGCACGGCTACGGCAATGACGCGCCCGAAGGCAACGACCCGCACACGATCGACATGGAGCGCCCTGAGTCATGACACCCGATCAACGTCCGCAGTTTTTCGCGCTGCTCTCGCGCACGTTTCGCACGAACCGCACGGCCATTCCCGAGCCGGATGTGATCGATGTCTGGTGGGGGAAGCTCTCGGCGTTTCCGCTCGAAGCGGTCGCGGCTGCGTTTTCAAAGCACCTCGACGAGAACGAGTTCGCGCCGACGCCCGCAGCGATCCTGCGCCACCTGCCGCGCCCGGGTGACAGCCGCCCACAGGCCGACGAGGCATGGGCGATCGCACTCGCGGCGCGCGACGAAGACGAGACCGTGGTGTGGACCGACGAGACAGCGCAGGCGTGGTACGCAGTAAGCGCGCTCGCGGCCACCGACGAGATCGGCGCGCGCATGGCCTTTCGCGCTGCGTACACGCGCCTCGTCGACGAAGCCCGCTCGCGAGGCACTCCGGCTCACCGGGGCGTTTCGCAAGGTCGCGATCCGCAGCGGCGCATCGAGGTGATCGAGGCAGCTGTGCGCGCGGGCCATCTCTCGATCGAGGTGGCCCGCGCTGCGGTGCCCGCGTTGCCCGCGCCCGAATCAGCGCGCGAGCCGATGACCGACGAGACGCTGCGCAACCGCACCCGGCTGCGCGATCTGGTCGCTGGCATCAGCGCAGCGCATGAGCGGCGCATTGCCGATCGGGAGAACACCGCCATGCGCGAAGCTGATGCCAACGCCGCGCGCAAGCGTGCGATCGACGAGCAGGTGCGCGCCTACGCCACCGTGCACGGCATCCGTTCGCGTGAACCTGGCGACGACGACGAGGCGGTGTCGGCATGACGACCGCTGCCGGTGAGTGGTGCGCGGCCTATGGCTGTCCGATGATCGCCGCGATCGGTGTCGCCGGGCACTGGTACTGCGCATGTCACTGGCGCGCGCCCGTTGCCGCGTTTGACGCGATCACCGCCGAGCTTCACCGGCAGAAGCCGCTCGTCGATGCGGCGAACAATGCGCGCCGCTCGTTTGCGGGCTATGTCGCGATCCGCGACGCCGAGAACGCGCTGATCGAGCGAACGCACACAATCGGCCAGCAGTACGCGCTTCGACCGACGCGTGGCACTACGGGCGGCGTAACCGGTCCTACGACCGAAGCCGGTGGCCATGCGCACTACGCGAGCGGCGAACATGAGGATGTCGAACAATGACGGAACCAACCATGCGAATCGAATTCGTGATCCTCGGGGAATGCGTCAGCAAGGCGAACTCGCGCCAGCTTGTGCCGCGCAAGAAACGCAGGGATGATGGCACGCTCACGACGCGCGTGATGAACATCAAGTCGCCCGAGGCGCTTGCGTTCGAAAAGGCTGCGCTCAGGCAGATTCCGCCGAAGGCCCGCCAGCGTCTCGAAGGCCCTTGCAGGATTGCGATCCGCATCTGGTATCGCACCGAGCGGCCCGACCTCGACGAATCGCTGCTACTCGACTGCCTGCAGGACCGCTTCGAGACCGTGAAGCACGGCACCGGCGAGAAGCGCGTGCTCGTGCAGCGTGGCGTCGTGAGAAACGACCGGCAATTTCGCCAGAAGGTCATCCTGCACGGCATCGACAGGCACAACCCGCGCGCCCACGTGATCATCGAACCGTTGCAGATGCAACAGATGGCGCTTGTGCTCGCGGATACCTTTGACCCGTTTGAACTCATCGAAGCATGAACCTGAACCAGCTACGCACCCGCGCCCTGCACGAGCACAACCACGCCGTGCATCTGTCGCACGACAACGAGCGCATGCGCGAGGCCCTGCGCCTGATCGCAGACATGGCCGAGCACAGCCCGAGCGCAATGGCGATGACGGATATCGCCCGCATCGCGCGCTCGGCGCTCCTCGCTGTTCCGCGTGAAAACATGGCCCTGCGTCACCCTGGAAAGCCGGAAGGCATCGAGTCATGACGCACCGTTGCCTCTGGCCGGGATGCACGCAGATCGTCGGCGATGACCTGTGGGGATGCAAGCCGCACTGGCGCGCGCTACCGAACAACCTGCGGGCGTGGATCGGGCGCGCGTACCGGTACGGCGCAGACACCGGCACGCACCCGACGCGCAGCTACGTCGACGCGCATCGCGCCGCGCTCGCGTGGATCGCGGAGCACGAAGGAGAAGAGCATGAAGCGTGAACTGCGCACGGGCGACATCGTGGAGGTGCGCTATACCCGCCTTTACGATCCGGATCTGTGGGCGCTCGGGCAGGTGGTGAGCATCGAGCCGGACAAGCTGGGCGTGCTCATGATGAGCGGACCCGATACGGGCAAGCATCGCGCGCTGCCAACGTGTGAGCAGGGTCGCATGTGGCGCACGTAGATCGTGGGAAAAACGCGATGAAATTTGACTTTCAACAATTTGCGCCTAATATCGCCATTTATCGGGATTATCGAAAGGTGTCCCCAGATCCTTCAAGGCCTGCCGCTCCGCGCGGGCTTTTTCGTTTTCTCTCCCGGATTCCCTCACCCTATGCGCGATACCTACGCAGGTACTGCCGCAGCCCTACGCGACGCGCTGCGCCACGCCGTGGAGCACGGCGGCTTCTCATCGCTCGGCGCGCTGCATGCTGGCGCGCCGTGCCTCAGCGTGCTTGGCGACGAGTACGCCGCCGCACAGGCGGGCCGCATCCGCCGACAGCTTGACCGGCTGCAGCCGGTTCCTCGCGCGCTGCTGCTCGTCGCCTACGCGCCCCGCGACGTCGTCTGCGCGTGCGGCTCGCGCTGCTGCGCCGGTCACTACCCGAACCCGGAATGGCAGGAAGCGCTCGGCGTCGTGCTGGAGCACACGGCTCCGCTGCTCGCCAGCAAGGTGCCAAACCGTCGCCTGCGCGAGACGCTGATCGCGAACCTGCTGCGGCACACGCACGAGACGCACGTCGCGCTCGCGCAGCGCTGTGGCGTTCATCGCCTGACCGTCGCCGACCACGCGGCGATCCTTGAGGCCGCGCTGATGGGCACGCGCCGCGAGGCGGGCGCGTTCGATGCCGCCTTCGCGCGCGTCGACGCGTTGCTGCGCACGACGGGGATCGTCACCGACGCCGACCGGGGAGCCGCCGCGCAACCGCCAGCCCTGACCGCTCACGCGCGGGCGGCTACACCGCCGCAGTGCGTGTCGTTGCCGGCCTGATCTGCCATGAGTCGCACCATCAACGGGGTCCCCGTATGGCCCGCCGACCAGGTGGAGCGCTGGCCACTGGAGCGCATCATCACGGACCCAAACAATCCCCGCACACACAGCGATGAACAGGTCGCGCAGATCGTCGCCTCGATGCAGGAATGGGGCTGGACGATGCCGATCCTGGTCGACGACAAGGGCAATCTCATCGCCGGACACGGACGCCTGCGTGCCGCCGAACTGCTCGGTTTTGTCGACGCGCCCGTGATGGTCGCGCACGGCTGGACCGAAGCGCAGATCCGCGCCTATCGCATCGCCGACAACAAGCTGGCACTGAACGCCGGATGGGACGAGGAACTGCTGGCGCAGGAACTGGTGGCCCTGCGGGAGATGGATTTCGATCTCGGCATGACAGGCTTTGGCATGGATGAGCTTGATGCGTTGCTCGGCGCGTCAGCCGGCGAAGCTGCGGGTGCCGACGAGGTGCCGGAACCGCCCGAATATCCGGTTTCACGCCCGGGCGATCTGTGGGTGCTTGGATCGCACAGGGTGAAGTGCGGCGATTCCACCAGCGCTGCCGATGTCGAGGCTGCGCTCGAAGGCGTTACACCGGTCCTGATGGTCACCGATCCGCCGTATGGCGTGAGCTATGAGCCCGGGTGGCGTGATGCCTATGACGCAGGCAGGCATATGCCGTTTTCCGCCCCGGATGGTCATCTGAAGGTCCACAAGCTCACCCGGCATGCGCTTGGCAAGGTCGACAACGACGATCGAAGCGACTGGCGCGAAGCATGGGATCTGTTTCCCGGGAACATCGCCTATGTCTGGCATGGCGGGCTGCATGCGGCTACGGTACAGGCCAGTCTCGAAGCTGCTGGATTCGACGTCCGCGCGCAGATCATCTGGGCCAAGCAGCACTTCGTCCTCTCGCGTGGCGACTATCACTGGCAGCACGAACCCTGCTGGTATGCAGTGCGCAAGGGCAAGACGGGGAACTGGAACGGCGATCGAAGCCAGACAACGGTCTGGGAGATTGCGAACAACAATCCCGTCGGTGGGCAATCCGCCGACGACGCGATTACCGGGCACGGAACGCAGAAACCGGTCGAATGCATGAAGCGTCCGATCGAGAACAACTCGTTACCCGGCGACACGATCTACGAACCGTTCTGTGGCTCGGGCACGACCATCATTGCGGCCGAGATAACGGAGCGACGCTGCGTTGCGCTGGAAATCAATCCCGTCTATGTCGACGTCGCGGTTCGCCGCTGGCAAAACTTCACCGGCCAGCAGGCCGTGCATGCTGTGACAGGTGAGACATTCGAGACGGAGACCATCGCGCGGCAGGCTGCTGAATCAAGCCCGCGCGAAGCCTCGGTGCGGTGACTTCTGCGAGGTGCCCCATGATTGCCCTTGTCCTGCTGATCCTTGCATTGATCGTGTTCCTGCTCGCGGCCTTCGGCGTCGACGTGCCGCGCGTCAACATGGTGGCCATCGGCCTCGCGCTCGCCATCGCGGCGGAAATCGCCGCGCACTTCGGCCATGCTTGAGCTTTCGTTCCGCTCGAACGTCGACGCGATCTCGCGCCAGTTGACCGACCTCGCGCGCGAGCAGCTGCCGTTCGCCGAGGCGCGCGCGCTCACGGAACTGGCGAAGCTCGCGGCGCAGGCGGAAAAGCAGGCGATGCCGCGCGTTTTCAACGCGCCTGTGCCGTTCACGGTCAATTCCGTAGCGGTGCAGCCAGCGCGTAAAGGCAAGCCCGTGGCGCGCGTCTATGTGCGCGACAAGGCTGCCGCATATCTCGAGCCTTACGAGTACGGCGGCACGCAGTTCCTCGGCAAGAAGCCCGGCGATCTCGTGCCCGTCAATGCGCGCGCCAATGTCTACGGCAACCTGCCGCGTAACGCGATGCGCCAGTACCTCGGGCGCGACGACACGTTCCTCGGTACGGTGCGCACACAGCACGGCCCGATCTATGGACTGTGGCAGCGACCGGCGAAGTTCGTCGGCCTGAAGTTCGGCAAGCGCCGGGGCGCTCCCAAGGTCGAGGACAAGTCCACTAACATCTCGGGCAAGATGAAGCTCATCGTGGCGATCCACAAGCCGGTCAGCGTCACGAAGCGGCTCGACTTCGCCACGCGCGCCGAGCAGGTGGTGCGGGCGAACTTCAACCGCGTGTTCGGTGCCGAACTGGCGCGCGCGATTGCGACGGCAAAGCCACGTCAGGGATGATGGCGCGCGGACACCGCCCCGGGGCGCGAAATGGGGGGGGGGGGGTAAAGGTACTTCCTTGCCCTCCGGAAGGCGGGGGCAATTGCGCACCCCGTTCTTTCTGTAGCCATCAGGTCAAAAAAGTCTTCGTCTCCGCATACCGGCTAACTTTTCCTGCTCCCGTTCATCATGGCTGACGGCATCTCGGTTCGCGAATTCGCACGACGCGAAGGTGTGTCCGACACGCTCGTGCATCAGGCGATCAAGCAGGGGCGGCTGAAAAAAAATCCGGATGGCAAGATGGACCCGGCGCTGCTCGGTGGCGGCTGGCGCGCGGGACGGCGCTGGCAGGATGCGACGGACGGTACAAAGGACACTTTGCAAAGCGGCGCGAAGGGACTGGCGTACGGTGAAGCGCTGCGCCTGAAAGAAAACTTCACGGCGATGCTGCGCCGTCTTGAATACGAGCAGAAGGCGGGCACGGTGATCGAGATGGCGGTCGCGCGCGGCGTCGTGTTCGATCTCACCCGCCAGCAGCGTGATACGTGGCTCGCGTGGCCGGTGAAGGTCGCACCGTTCATCGCCGCCGAACTCGGCATTGCCGACGTTGAGCAGGTCAACCGCGTGCTCGCCACGTATGTCCATGAGCAGCTTGCCGAACTCGGCCAACCCGAGCCGCGCTTCAGCACAGGCGAAGCGCGCCAGTCTTGAGGCGATCGGTCGCGAGGGCTGGACGCCCCCGCCCCGGCTGAACGTCGCCGACTGGGCCGACCACTATCGCAGGCTCGCGCGCTCATCGGGCAGCTTGTCCGGCTGCTGGTCCACGGCGACGGTCGAGGCCGCGCGCGGGCTGATGCTCGCGGTCACGGAACCGGGCGTGCATACGATCACGGCGATGACCTGCACGCAGTTGCTCAAGACCGCGTTTCTCGAAAACGTGTTCGGCTACTTCGCGCACCTTGACCCGTGCCCGATCCTGCTGCTGCAGCCGAAGGCGGAAGCCGCGCTCCAGTTCTCCAAGGAGCGCATCACGCCGATGGTGCGCGCGACACCCGTGCTCGATGAGCGGGTCGGCACGACGCGCACGCGTGACGCCGCCGAGACGCTGCTGTTCAAGTCGTTTCCGGGCGGGTTTCTCGCGCTGGCGGGTGCGGGCAGTCCCGATAACCTTGCGCGCCGGCCAGTGCGTATCGTGCTGGCCGATGAGATCGACAAGTACCCCGTAACACGTGAGGGGGACCCCGTCACCCTCGCCGAGGAACGCACCGCGACCTTCGCGAACTGGCTCTCGATCCGCGCCTGCTCGCCGACCGTCACCGAGGAAAGCCGGGTCGAGGACAGCTACACGGCATCCGACCAGCGCCGTGCGTCGCTCGCCTGTCCGCGCTGTGGGCATCGGCAGTTTCCGGACTTCTTCGCGCACGTCGAATGGGACAAGCGCAAGGACGAAGCGGGCAACGTGATCGGTCATCTCACGCAGACCGCTAGCATCCACTGCGAGGCGTGTGGCGCGGCATGGACGGAAGCGGAACGGCTGCTCGCGCTGCGTACGATCCGCTGGCATCAGACACGGGCGTTCCAGTGCTGCGAGGCGCGGCATGTACCGCTCGACGACTACGCGCGTGCATGGCGCGAAGCGGACTGCGATGTGGCGGTCGCCACCGTCTGGGACTGGTGGAGCGACGAGCGCGACGGGCGCTACGCCGTCTGGCGCGCGAAGTGTCCGACCTGCGGCACCTGGGGCGTACCGAACCACCACGCCGGGTTTCAGGCGTCGAAACTGCTCTCGCCCTGGCTGCGTGATCGCCTGCCCGAGATCGCGGCCAAGTGGATCGACGCACAGGGCGACGAGGAACGGCTGCAGGCATGGTGGAACACGCAGATGGGATTGCCCTACCGCGCGCATGTCGGACGGCGCGTGCCCGCCGAGGTGCTGGCCACGCGCGGTGAGGTCTGGGCCGCACCCGTGTCCGATGGTGTTGCGGTGCTCACGGTGGGCGTCGATGTGCAGGACTACCGCGTGGAGATCGAGCTTGTGGGCTGGGGGCGCAACGAGGAAAGCTGGTCGGTCGACTACCACGTGATCGAAGGCGAGTTCTCCAACACGCACACGCAGGCAGAACTCGACCGCTACCTCAAACGCATCTGGTATCGCGCGGACGGACGCCCGTTCGAGATCACAGCCGCCTGCCTCGATTCAGGCGGTCACCACACGCAGGCGGTGTACGAGTTCTGCAAGGCGCGTATCGGGCGGCGTATCTGGGCGATCAAGGGCGAGAGCGCGCGCGGTGGTGAGCGCAATCCCGTCTGGCCGGTGAAGCGTCCGACCTCGCGCAGCAAGCGCACGTATCGCCCCGTGATTCTCGGCGTCAACGCGGCGAAGGACACGATCAGGCAGCGGCTGCTCATCGAGGGCGCGGGACCGGGCTACATGCACTTCCCGGCAGATCGCGACATCAGTTACTACGCGCAGTTGACCGCCGAACGGCTCGTGCTGCGCGAGAGCGGCGGCAGGCGTTACCGCATCTGGGAGTTGCCGCCCGGACGTGCGAATGAGGCGCTGGACTGCCGGGTGTACGCATACGGCGCGCTGTGCGGACTGCTCCACTTCGGTCTGCAACTGAACCGGCGTGCGGACGCCGTGGCGCGCTGGGATGGCCCGCCCATGCCGCCCGCGAGCGGTGAAGTAGCCGACCCTACGGGCGCACCCGCTACGCCCCCTGTGCGCGCAATGCGCAGCCTTGTCAGTCGCATGGCGTAACGCGCGCAGTTCATCCACGAAGGAGAGAGACGCGATGCTGGTCAAGACCCGGCAGGGACACCTGCTGTTCGAACACGACGCGGATTTCCGCGGTGAGGTGCGCATCGTCAAGGGCGACGCGGCGATCTCGGTGTCGATGGACTCGCTGCGCGCGTTCGTCGCCGAGAGCGTGCGGTATGACATCACCGCGCAGGTCGCGCGCATGAAACCCGCCGAACTGCTGCGCAGGGGGCTGTGATGGGCGACTGCTATGGCTGTGGGTGGCAACGCACGAGCATCCTCGATGGACTCGACCTGTCCTACCTGCAAAGCCAACTGGTGGCGATGCAGCAGGCGTACATCCAGCTTATGTCGGGTGCCAAGGTGGCGATGGCCTCCTACGCGCAGGCGGACGGCAGTCGCTCCGTGACCTACACGCAGGTGGACAAGGAAGGTCTCGTGCAGGCAATCCTCGACGTGCAGACGCAGATCGACAACCTGACAGGCGTCTGCAATAACCGGCGCGCGCCGCTTATCCCGAACTTCTGAGGCACTGACATGGGCCTGATCGTCGACGAGAGCGGCAAGCCGATCACGGGCGCGCAGATCGTCCCGCAGCGCGAGCGCATGCAACAGGGCGCGGGACCGTTTCCGGGGACGCCGCTCACGACCCAGAACACCTCGTATGCGTTCCCCTATGAGGCGTCGCAGTGGTCGACGCAGGAGATGTCCTTCTGGTATCCCGCGATACGTTCGCCCGATGCCGAGATCGATATCTACCGCGACCGGATGGTTGCGCGTGCGCGCGACCTCTCGCGCAATGACGGCTGGATACACGGGGCCGTCAACCGCATCCTCGACAGCACCATCGGGATCAATCTCCGGCTCTCTGCAAGCCCCGACTATCGGGCGCTTGCACTGCGTTCCGGCGTGAGCGCGTTCGACGTGACATGGGCCAATGAATTCCGGCGCACCGCCGAGGCGTTATGGCGCGGCTACGCAGAGAACGCTGGACACTTCAATGACGTGACGCGACAGCTCACCGTCGGCCAGCAGTTCTATCTTGCGATGCGGCACAAGCTGATCGACGGCGAAGGACTCGGGCTGATCTACTGGCTCCCTGATCGCGTGGGCTATGGCGAGGCGGACTATGCGACGGCGCTGATGCTCGTCGATCCCGACCGCCTCTCGAATCCGTTCATGATGATGGACACGGCGAAGCTGCGCGGCGGCATCGAGGTCGACGACTACGGCGCACCCGTTGCGTATCACATCCGCGAGGCCGAGCCTTACGACTACTATCTCGCCATCGAGGCGAACCGGTGGGAACGTGTCGAGCGCTACGACGAGGACGGGTTCCAGCGTGTGATCCACGACTTCGACCGCACGCGCGCGGGCCAGCATCGCGGACTCGGCGTGTTCGTCCCTGTGCTGCAGCACGCGCGGATGCTCGGACGTTACTACGGCATCGAACTGCAGGCAGCGACCACAGCCTCGATCTTCGGAACCTTCGTTGTCAGTCCCTACGATCCGGCGCTCGTGCAGGATGCGCTCGCGAACGAGGAGTCGGAACTGACGCAATATCAGGCGCTGCGCGCCGCGTGGGCGGATGGACGCCCCGCGTTCCTGAACGGTGTACGCATCCCGACCCTCGCACCGGGTGAGGACATCAAGCAGGTGTCGGCGGCACATCCGCACGGGAATTTTGAAGCGTTCGTCCACGAGATGCAGCGGATCATCGCGGCGACCATCGGGCTCTCAGCGGAACAGGTGTCGCAGGACTGGAGCAAAACGAATTACAGCAGCGCGCGTGCAGCGCTCCTCGAAGCGTGGAAAACGCTGCAGCGTCGGCGCGACGAGTTCTGCATGAACTTCGCGACGCCCTTCTACGCAACGTGGCTCGCCGAGGCAATGGAGCGCGGCGACCTTCCCCTGCCCGATGGTGCGCCACCCTATGCCGAGATGCGTACCGCCTACGCACGTTGCTCGTGGATGGGTGTCGCACGCGGCTGGATCGATCCGACCAAGGAAAAGGCCGGCGCGGTGATGGGCCTCGACGCATCGCTCTCGACGCTCAAACGTGAATGCGCCGAACAGGGTCTCGACTACGAGGAAGTGCTGCATCAGCGCAAGGTCGAACTGGACCTGATGCAGGAACTCGGTATCAATCCCCCGGACTGGGCAGGCGAAGTCGGAGCCGCCGAGATCGCCCGCCCCGAAGAACAGCCGCAGCCACAATGAACACGCGCGACACATCCACCTTCGCGCCCACCTTCGCGGCGCGTCATGCGAACCTTGCGCAGCGCCTTTTCAATACGCCGCTTGCGGTTGCGCCGGAAAAGATCGAGATCATCATGATGGCGCTTGCCGAGCGCTTCGGCCTCGCGCAGTTCATGCGAGCCGATGGACAGGTCGTGATGCTCGACGGCGACTACGACATGGGCGAACCGGCGCGCGAGCGACCGTACGAGATCGTGCAGGGGGTCGCCGTGATTCCCGTCGAAGGCACGCTCGTCGCGAAGCTCGGCACGCTGCACCCGTACTCGGGGATGACCGGCTATGACGGCATCCGCGCGAACATCGCAATGGCGCTCGCGGACGATACCGTGCAGGCGCTGGTGCTCGACATCGACAGTCCGGGCGGTGAGCTGTCGGGATGCTTCGATCTCGTCGACGCCATCTACAGCGCGCGCGGTGAAAAGCCGATGTGGGCGATCCTGACCGAGACCGCGTACTCGGCGGCGTATGCGCTCGCCAGTGCCTGCGATGTCGTGACCGTACCGCGCTCGGGCGGGACCGGCAGCATCGGCGTCGTGTACGCGCACGCGGATCTCTCACAGGCGCTCACACAGGCCGGTATCGCCGTCACGCTCATCGCCTACGGCGCGCACAAGACGGAAGGCAATGAGTTTGAGCCGCTGTCGAAGGATGCGCGCGATCACATCCAGACGGACATCGATGAACTCGGGGAACTGTTCGTCGCGACCGTCGCGCGTAACCGGGGCATCAAGCCCGCGCAGGTGCGCGACACACAGGCCGCAACGTTCCTCGGTGGCGCAGGTGTCGATATCGGTCTGGCTGATGCCGTACTCGCGCCCGATGAGGCTTTTCGTTCGCTGCTCTCGCAGATGGATCAGCAATCAACCAGGTGAGGTGCTTGCCATGTCTTACGCATTGGGAAAAATCAGCCGCGCGCTCTCGTTCTCGCATCTCGGCAACCGCGCTGCAGCGCGTGCGCGTGCGCAGGACGATGACGAGAAGGACAACGACGAGAAGGACGACGAGAAGGACAAGGACGCGCGCGCGCAGGAGGAGGATGACGATCAGGGCCGCAAGGGTCGCGGCAAGGGTCGCGGCAGTCGCGCACAGGACGATGATGAAGAGAAGGACGATGACGACGGGAAGGATGACGACAAGGAAGCCGAGGATGACGACGACGAAAAGGACGATGACAAGGACGACGACACGAAGTCGAAACGTGGCAAGCGCGCCAGGGCACGCGGCGACGGCGGCACCGATGAGGAAGCCGGAGACGACGAGGAAGAGATGCACGGGCAGTCGACGGCAGCACGCGCCCGCCGTCGCGAGCGCGCACGATGTGCCGCGATCTTCGGCTGTGGAGCCGCTGCGCGCAATGTCGCGCTCGCCGCGAATCTCGCCTTTAACACGGCCCTGACGCGCACGGAGGCGATCAAGGTGCTGCAGGGCACACCGGCTGGCGAGAACGGTTCGCCAGCCACCTCAGCGGCGCGCGCGGGCCGCAATCCACGCGTTTCATCCGATGGCGGGCGTCAGTCCGATTCAGCGTCACAGGTCATCGCCTCGGGCTGGGACCGCGCATTCGCCAAGGCCAACAACCGCCTGCAGTAGATCCACCTCCAAGGGAGTCACACATGACCAAGTCCAACCAACCGGCTGCAGAGCCGCCTGTCGATCCTGCAGCGCAAGGCGCATCCGGGGCCGCACCCGAAGCCAACACACCCGCCACACAGGCCGGTGAGACCCCGGAGCAGTTCGGCAATCCGACCGTCACACCGCTGGTCGAGAACTGGCACGACGGCGGGTTCATCGTCTCCGAAGCGAACGGCCACCTCTCGCGCGATGGCATCACGCTCACGGGTGGCGCTTTCATCATGGCGGGCACCGTACTCGGTCTGGTGACCGCCTCGGGAAATTTCGCGCCGCTCAATCCGGCCGCTGCGGACGGTTCGCAGACTGCTGCGGGCATCCTGTTCGGAGGTCGCGACACGACGACTGCGAACCAGCCAGCCGTCGCGATCACGCGCAATGCCGAGGTCAACGGTAACGAACTGGTCTGGCCGACTGGCATCACGCCCGCACAGATCACGACAGCAACTGCGCAACTCAAGGCGCTAAACATCCTGGTGCGCTAACAGCAAATTCCAGTCGTATTCAGGCTTCTAGGCCACTCTCGCCCGTGCGGCGGAGTGGCCTTTTTTTATGGGGAGGCTCCGCCCATCATGGCTGCAGAAATTCTTGACGTATTCCATGCCGATCCGTTCAAGGCGGTGGCGCTGACCCAGGCCGTCCAGCGCAATCCCTACCAGCCGATCGGACTCGGTTCGCTCGGCGTTTTCGATCCGACGCCGATCCGCACGAAAGCGCTCACAGTCGAGGAACGCACAGGGCAACTGATCCTGATCCCGTTCAGCCAGCGCGGGCAGGAAGGTTCACAGCGTACGACTGAACGCCGCAAGATGCGCTACTTCGAGGTGCCGCGCCTGATGCACGACGACACGGTCTACGCCGAAGAGGTGCAGGGTATTCGCGAGTTCGGCACCGAGTCGATCCTGATGCAACTGGAGACGGAGGTCGCGCGCCGTCTTTCGGGGCCGACCGGTCTGCTCGCGAGCATCGAGTACACGAAGGAGTATCTGCGGCTCGCCGCGCTGCAGGGGCTTGTGCTCGATCCGAAGAATGGTTCGATCCTCTACAACTGGTTCGACGAATTCCAGATCACGCAGGCAACCGAGATCGCCTTCAATCTCGCAGCGAACACTGCGAACTCGCTGCGCCCGATCTGCAACGCGCTGATCCGCACGATGGCGCGCAAGGCACAAGGCGCATTCACCGCCACCACGCGCGTATTCGGCATGTGTGGCGACGGGTTCTATGACCAGTTCACCAACCATCAGGACGTGATCCGCACGTTCCTGAACTGGTCCGATGCGCGCGACATCCGCGATGGTTCGCAGGGCGCGGCGTTTTCGAGCTTCGATTTTTCGGGCATTACGTGGTTCAACTATCGCGGCTCGGACGATAACTCGTCGATCAAGGTGCCGGACGACAAGGTGAAGTTCTTCCCGGTCGGTGCGCCGGGTATTTTCCGCGAAGCGCTCGGACCCGGTGAGACGGTCGACTGGGTGAACACACCGGGCATCCCCGTGTACGTGCTGCCGATCTTCGATGTGCTGCGCCGAATGTGGTGGAAGATGGAAACCTACTCCTATCCGCTATACGTGTGCACCCGTCCGGAAGTCCTGCTCTCCGGTCGTTCGGAAGCCTAAGGCCGGATGTCATGCCCGTCGCCTGGGACAGCCTGCTGCTCGTACCGGTCGAAGGTGTGTTCGGCCAGCCTGCGACGTGGACGAACCGCGCGGGCAATACGAGCGCGCTACTCAACGGTGTGTTCGATGAAGCCGTGCGCGATGTTGAAGTCGTCGACGGCATCCCGGTCACGAGCACGCGCCCCTGCTATGGCGTACGCGTCGCAGAACTGCCAGTCCTGCCGAAACAGGGCGACACGCTGCTCGTGCTCGCAGGCGATCCCGCACCCGCAACCGACACGACCTATGTGATCCGCGAGGTTCGCGTCGACGGTCACGGCTGGGTGCTCCTGCTGCTCAACCATCAGCAATGACTACCCGCACGACTGCGCAGCACATGCTCGGGCGCCGGCAGGTGCGCCTCGCGGCTGTCGGTGCGCTCAACGGTGCCGCGCTGACGGTGAACGGTGTGCCCGTCACGGTGCAATCGCCGGGCGACTGGAGCGTGCCACCGGACGTGTTGCCTGCCGTCATCGTCCGCACCGGCAACGAGAGCAAGAACTCCATCGTGCGCGGCCCGCCCGAGTACACCACGACCTGCACGCTTGAGGTCAAGGCGATCGTGGAGTCAGCAACGGGTGCGCAGGCGCAGGACGATATCGAAGCGCTCTGGTACGCGATCGAGGAGACGCTGCTCACCGACTACTCGTTCACCGGGATGCTGCAACAGGTCTCCGGTATCGACACCGTGCTCGAGATCAGCGCGCAGGGCGCGCGGCATCTCGGCGGCATCGCGGGGCTGTTCCGCTGTGAGTACTTCGAGGCATTCGAATGGAGCGAGCCAGACGCAGGCCCGCCCACGCCTGTCCCGCCGTGGCCGAACAATCCGCCGCTACCTGTCCCGCTTGAGGAGATGGGCACGCATGTGGATCTGACCAACGTCTATGACCCGAGCGCAACCTATCCCAATCCGCCGTTCCCCTCGTCTGTTGTCCCGGCACCGCGAACGCAGGGACCGGACGGACGTGACGAGGGCACGCTCGACAATGACCTCACCGGAGGCTGACATGTACGTGAAGCCCGCAGCGGGCCTGAAAATCCGCGACCCTGATCTGCACGACTTTCTGCCCGAGGAAGGGCGTGAGGTTCCCGATAGTGGCTACTGGCAGCGACGGCTGCGCGATGGCGATGTGCTGCAGGCCGAAAACCACCACGAAACAACAGCGAAAAAAGGCGGAGCGGCGGGAAAGCATGAAGCTGAGTAAGTGCTTCACAAATCTCGCATGTCCGCACGCGTAAACAGTGGAGGCATATACCGTGATCCCTTTTCAAAATATCCCGACTCAACTGCGGGTTCCGCTCTTTTACGCCGAGATCGACAACTCGCACGCCGACACGGCGGAGACGGTGCAACGCGCGCTGCTGATCGGCCAGATGCTTCCCTCGGGCACAGGCGTAGTCAATGTGCCGATCATCAGCGGCGGCATCGGCGACGCTCAGGCAAAGTGGGGCGTCAATTCGATGCTGGCCGCGATGACCGCTGCCTATCGCGGCGCGGACTCCTTCGGCGAGCTCTGGTATCTGCCACTTGCGGATGCGCCGTCCGCAGTCGCAGCGACTGGCACCGTCACGATCGGCACCGCACCGACAGCAGGCGGCGTTCTCTCGCTCTATGTCGCGGGCAAGCGTTACCAGCTTGCGGTTCAACCGACGCAGACGACCGCGCAGATCGCGACCGCGCTCGCGAGCCTCATCAGCGCCGATGCGTTCGCGCTCGTGATCGCTACCGCTGCGACCAATGTCGTGACCCTCAAGGCGGTGAACGGTGGCATGGTGGGTAATGAGATCGATGTGCGCCTGAACTATCTGGGCTCACCCGGTGGCGAGGTCACGCCGCCCGGCATGACCGTCACGATCGCACCGATGACGGGCGGCGCAATCAATCCGTCGCTCTCGACGGCGCTCGCGAACTGCGGCGACCTTCCGTTCGACTTCATCGTGTGCCCCTATACCGACACGGCGAGCCTCGACGCGTTGAAAGGGTTCCTCAACGACCAGACGGGACGCTGGGCATGGAGCCAGCAACTCTACGGTCATGTGTTCGCGGCGCAACGGGGCACGCTCGGCTCGCTCACCACCTTCGGCACCGCGCGCAACAACCAGCACGAGACCGTGCTCGGCTTCAACGATTCACCGACACCGGCATGGATGGTCGCCGCGATGATGACGGGTTCGGTTGCGCCCGCGCTGCGCGACGATCCGGGTCGCCCGGTTCAGACGCTGCCGATCCTCGGCATGCTTGCACCGCCTGTCGTGTCGCGCTTCGCGCTCACCGACCGCAATACGCTGCTCTACGACGGTATTAGCACGTTCAGCATTGGCAGCGACGGCACCTGCTACGCGGAGAACTTCATCACCACGTACCAGAAGAATGCCTACGGTAATCCGGACGACAGCTATCTGGAGATCGAAACGATGTTCCTGCTGATGTACGTGCTGCGCGAGATGAAGACGATGGTCACGAGCAAGTACGCACGGATGAAGCTCGCGGCGAACGGCACGCTGTTCGCGCAGGGCTCGGCCATCGTCACGCCGAACATCATCCGCGCCGATGTCATCGCCAAGTATCAGGAACTCGAAAGCGGTGGCTATGTGCAGGACAGCCGGCTATTCGCGCAGCAGGTGATCGTCGAGCAGAACGCGCAGAACGTGAACCGCGTCGACTGCCTGTGGCCGGGAACGCTGATCGACCAGTTGCGGATCTTCGCGATGCTGGCGCAGTTCAGATTGCATTGACGCAGCGCTCTTTACCGTCCTTGCCAGCAGACCGCCCCTCGTCGGGCGGTTTTTTTTTGATCACTCAGGGAGTGTCACATGGCAGCCAATCCCAACCGTCTGGCAGGCATCGCGAACATCTCGGTCGACGGCCAGAACTACATGCTTGCAGCGGACCTTGCCTACTCACCGGGCAGCGTCGCGCGTGAGACGCTGATCGGGCAGGACCGCATTCACGGCTTTTCCGAGAAGCCGCGCGCGCCGTTCATCTCTGCGTCGTTCCGCGACGCCGACACGCTCACGGTCAACGACATCAACAACATGGACAACGTGACTGTGACGCTCGAACTTGCGAACGGCAAGACCGTGGTCGGACGCAACATGTGGACGGTCGAGGCACAGGAGGTCAAGACGCCCGAGGCGACCTTCGAGGTCAAGTTCGAAGGCTTTACGGGCAGTGTGACCGAGCAGCTTTAACGGAGGAACGCCATGAATGCTGTGCCGGAAGGCCTGTCGCTGGTGGAGAACGGCGAGAGCGAAGAGGAACCGATCATCACGCCGATGACCTTCACGCTCGTCTCGCCGCTCGATGATGTGTCGGAAGTCACGCTGCGCGAGCCGACCGTCGATGAACTGGCGAAGCTGAACGACGACTCGAAAAGGTTTGGCGAAGTGCGCGCGATGAAGAACCTGTTGTCGACCATGACGAAAATCGACTTCGCCTCCATAGGCAAGATGGGTGCGCGCGACTTCCGCCTGTGCAACAAGTACCTCAGCCGTTTTTTCGACTGACGCCATCGAACCTCCCCGACGTGGTGGCGGACGTGACCTACTTCTATCGATGGGGACCGCGCGAGGCGGCGTCGCTCACGTGGACAGAACTCGCCTGGTGGCTTGAGCAGGCGCGTCGCATCAGCGCAACCATGCACCCCGCCGACGAGACCTAGACCGTCATGGCGCAGGCAATCCAGTTCACGATCTCGACCGTCGACCGGGCGACGGCGACCATCGAGAAGATCAACAGGTCCGTCCGCAAGATGACGGAGCCGTTTGACCGGCTCACGAAAAGCGTGCAGCGCTTCTCGCGCGCTGCCGGTCTTTCACAGGTCGCGAAGGACCTCGATCAGGTCGCGCAGAAAGCGACGAAGGCGGCGGCGAGCCTCACGAAGATGGGTACACCCCTGCTCGCGCTCGTGGGCGGCGGTACGCTCGCGGGGCTCTCCGAGATGGTGGTGCATTTCGAGCGGCTGGGCGCGGAAACAGAGCGCACCTCGCGCATGCTCGGTATCACCGCCGCACAGCTCACGCAGATGCGCGGCGCGGCGACGCTGATGGGTTCCTCCGCCGAGGCGATGACCAGCGGCTTCCAGGCGTTTCAGGACACGCTGCAGGACGCGAAGTGGGGACGCAATCAGGCTGCGTTCGCAGCGTTGCAGGCGCTCGGCATCACGCTCAAGATCACGAAAACGGGCGCGATCGACACGCAGGCTGCGATGTACGACCTTGCAGACCGCATCGCGGTGATACAGAAACGCGATCCCGCAGCAGCGCGCAATCTCGCGCGCTCGCTTGGCGTCGAGCAGTTGCTGCCTGTGCTAGCCAGGGGTAGCGCGGGCATGAAGGCGTACGAAGCACGCGCCGCGTTCCTGCGCGGTCAGTTCACACCGGACATGGCCGAGCGTGCGGCGGCGTTTGCCGAATCGATCAACGAGGTGAAGCTCGCGGGCGAAGGTATGGAAGCGACCATCGCCGACAGGTTGACGCCTGTACTCATGCCACTGATCGAGCGGCTCACGCAGTGGATGGTCGCGAATCGCGGTGTCATTGCGGACGAGCTAACGAAGTTCGTCAAAACACTGGCGGCGGATATTCCGCCGCTGCTCGACGATATCGAGACATTCGCGAAAGACGTCGACGACGTCGTGCAAGCCATCGGCGGCTGGAAAACCGTTGCGGAAGGCATCGCGCTATTTTTCGCGGGCAAGTTTGTATTGTCGATCGCTACGGCGCTTCTCTCCGTCGGCATCATGATCGGCAAGCTCGTATTGCTTGCGCGAGCCTGGACAAGCGCAGGCGACGCTGCGACGAAGTCAGCGACGAAGATGGAAGCAGCCGGGACTGAAGCTGCTGGAGCAGGCGCTGCGGGTGGCGCTGGCGTAGCCGGGACGGTCGCGAAAGAGGCCGGGCTGTTCGGGCGCTTCGGCAAGATGCTCAAGGTCGGCGGACTACTCTCGCTGCTCTCGACGGGCGTCGAGGTCGCAGGCATCGCGGCAGGTGGTGGCACAGCGGGCCAGAAGGGAGCAGCGATAACGGGTGCAGTCGGTGGCGGCGCAGGTGCGCTTGTGGGCACGGCGCTCGGCGGCGCTGTGGGCAGTATCGTGCCCGTGGTCGGCACGGCGATTGGCGGGATACTCGGCGGGCTGGCTGGTGACTGGATTGGTCGCAAGATCGGTGACGCCGCAGGCAATGCGATGTTCGATAGCGGCAAGGGTCACGAGGTCGCGCAATCGGTCAACGACGCGGGCGATAACCTCAGCGACAAGGCGGCGGACCAGTCGGTGAAGAGTAACGTCATCGATGCATCGGACCTGTTCGCGAAAAAGGTGGTCGACTCCGCCGATGACTTCGCGCAACGCCTGCAGCAGATCAGCGGCGGCATCGCGACGGGCGTCTCGGGTGCAGTCTCCACCGTCGCGGCAGGTGCGGCGAGTGTCGGGCACGGCATCAGCGCGCGCGTACAGTCGCTCGCGCAGCAACTCAATTTCGCGGATATCGAGAAGCGGCACGGACTGCCAGCCGGTCTGCTCGCTTCGATGGCGCAGCAGGAGTCGGGCGGCAATATCGGAATAACGAGCCGTGCGGGCGCGCAGGGTCTGTTCCAGTTCATGCCCGCCACGGCTCGCGGGCTCGGGATCAATCCGTTCGACCCGGCGCAGGCGTCAGAGGCTGCGGGCAAGATGATGGGCGATCTGCTCAAACAGTTTCACGGCAACCTCGTCGCCGCGCTCTCGGCCTATAACTGGGGTGCGGGTAACGTCATGCGCAAGGGGCTCGGAGCCGCGCCCGCCGAGACGCAGAAGTATGCGCCCGAGATCCTCGCGCGCATGGGCACGGCGGGCGCTCCTGTCGCGCCCCTCGCGCAGCCTGCAGCGTATGCACAGGCTCAGTCACCGACGGTGCAGGTCAGCAACCAGATCCACGTCGAGCGCGACGGCACGACCCGTATGCGCACCGAGACACCGAGCGGCCTGACGGTCGCTTATCCGATGGTGGCGTGAGATGCAGGCCATCAACCGCCCGTATTTCACGGCGCTGCAAACGGCCTCGTGGCGCAACATACCGTTCGGCGTCAATGGGTCACAACTGAAGACGGGCCGCAAGACCGCGCTCCACGAATACCCGTTCCGCGACGAGGTGTGGGTCGAGGATCTCGGTCGGCAGGGACGGCGCATCAGCTTTAACGGCTTTCTGGTCGAGGACGGTGCCTATCTGCAGGCGGCAGGCGTATCAGGCGCGGGCGACGTGATCGCGCAGCGCGCGGACATGATCGCGGCGTGCGAAACGGCCGGCGAGGGCTCGCTCGTTCATCCGTCGCTCGGCAGCCTCACGGTCTCGCTGCTCGACTTCGAATGCGAGGAGCGCAGCGAGCGCGGGCGCGTGTTCGAACTGCGTTTCACGTTCATCGAATCCGCGCAGCCCGAGTTCCCGTCGCTGGGCTACGCCACGCAGGCTGCAACGGGTCTCTCCGCCCTCACCGCATTCGCGAAGGGTGCGCAGGACTGGATTAACGATGTGACGGGCGTCCTGAGCACGCCGCCGATTGTGGGCGAGATCGAGCGCAACGCGCAGGGCTTCGTCAACGAGGCGACAGCCATCGTCCAGCGGGCGACGAGTCTCGTGGCGATGGTCGTGACGCTACCCGGCAACTTCGGGCGGTTTGTCGGTCAGTTCGTTGCGACGGTCGACTCGTCGTTGACCACGATCGAGGGGCTGATCGGCGCGGGAACCGCCGCGCGCGAAGCCGTACAGACGGCAGGATCGGCCCTCACAGCCGCTGCAGCGGCTTCCGACTGGCAAGGCATGGCTAACGCCACACAGGCGCTTGTGAGCGCCGTACAGCACGCCAATCCTGGCCCGCACACGGCGATCGGTTCGCTGCTGATGCTGCAGGCGGCGACCGTGACGCAGCCGCGCGCGACGCACGATCTGACGAGTGCCAATACGGCCTCGGTCAACCTGTTCCGGCGCACGGTCGTCACCGCGATCGGGCAGGAGACGGCAAGCTATGCGCTTACGTCCGTCGACGACGCCGAGCAGTTGCGTTCGACCGTGTGCGCCGCGCTCGATACCGAGATCACCACAGCGGGCGATGCCGGGGAGGATGCGAGCTACAACGCGCTGCGCGATCTGGAGGCGGCTGTCGTGCTCGATGTCACCACGCGCGGCCAGTCGATGTCGGCCATGCAGGCCGTCCATACATCGCAGCCGGTGCCGCTGCTCGTGCTCGCGGAGCGTCTGTATCAGGACGTGACGCGTTACGACGGGTTGCTCCAGCAGGCGAAGCCCGTGCATCCCGCGTTTCCGCCCACCACGTTCCGCGCGCCGCTCACCTGAGTTACTGCGATGAGCACGATCCTCACCGACGCGTCCGCGGCGAGCGCCGCACCCGGCGTGAACGATGTCACGCTGACGGTCAACGGCACGCAGATCGCGGGCTGGCAGGACGTGCGCATTACGCGCGGCATGGAACGCATCCCGGCTGACTTCGATATCCGGTTGACCGAGCGTTATCCGGACCAGCCGACGATGATCGTGCTGGAGGGCGATCCGTGTGTCGTGTCGATTGGCGCGGACAAGGTCATCACCGGCTACGTCGATCGTGTCACCGAGACCATCGGCGCGCGCGACCATACGCTCTCGATTGCAGGACGCGGCAAGTGTGAGGATCTGGTCGACTGCTCCGCACAGTTCGCCTCATTCCAGTTCACCAAGATGACGACCGCGGCGATTGCGGCGGCGCTCGCCGCGCCGTTCTCGATCAACGTCAAGGCGCTGTCGCAGGGCATGCTGCATCCGCAGGTGTGTATGAACGTCGGTGAGCCACCCTATGGACGGATCGACCAGCTTTGCAAGATGGCGCAACTGCTTTGCTACGAGGACGCGGACGGCGATCTCGTGATCGGCCCGCTCTCGGACACACAGGCGGCAAGCGGCTTTCGCATGGGCATGAATGTCGAGATCGCGTCCTACGTGCGCGATGTTTCGCAACGCTATTCCGACTATCGTGTCTACCCGATCGGCACGGGCATAACACAGGATATCGGTCAGCTTCCGCTTGCCGAGTTCGTCGTGCAGGACACGCGCATGCAGGCGCTACGCTTCCGGCCTGTCGCGTTCATCGCGCAAAACGGCGATGCAGGCGAGACAGTCTCGAAAGCTCACGCGCTGTGGGAATGCAATCGCCGGTACGGACGCGGCAACAAGGTCACGCTCACGACGAGTAGCTGGCGCGACAGCGCAGGCGCGCTCTACATGCCGAACACGCAGGCACCCGTCTGGCTCTCGCAGCTAAAGATCGTCGACGGCACGCTGCTAACGATTGGCGAGGTGACGTACCGGCGCGGCGCAAGCGGCACGGGCTGCGACCTGACGCTGATGCCGCCGGAGGCGTTCCTGCCCGAGCCGATCCTCTACCAGCCGGGACCACTTGACGCCATGCGTGCGCTTCAGCCATGAAATTCGATTCGCTCTACTGGAGTGTCATGCGCTCGCTCGGGCGCGGACGGCTCACGGGCATAGACGACAGCGGACCGGTGCAGCGCGTGCAGATGCAGCAATCGCAGAACGAGACCCGCGACACGACACCGCGCCTGGCGGAATACGGCTTCCAGTCGTTCCCGCCGCCCGGTTGTGATGCGGTCGCGCTCTTTCTCGGTGGCGAGCGCAGCAACGGACTCGTCATCGCCTGCAACAGCCAGCAGTACCGGTTCCGCAACCTCACGACCGGCGAGGTGTGCATCAGCGACGACAAGGGGCAGTCGGTGTACCTCTCCGCGAGCGGTATCACCGTGAACGGTGGCGGCAAGCCGGTGACGGTCACCAATACGCCGACCGTGACGCTCGACGCGCCGACCGTGAAGTGCACGGGCAACCTGCAGGTGACGGGCAACATCACGAGCGGCGCGAGCATCACCGCCGCAAACAACGTGAGCGACCAGGGCGGGGCAAAGTCGATGTCCGGCATGCGCGCGACCTACAACTCGCACACGCACCCGGTCACCAGCGTACAGAGCGGCGGCAGCACCGTCACAAGCAATCCGCCAAACCAGCCGCAGACCTGAGTCATGGACATCACGACAACCTGGAGCGTCACGCGGATGCGCGGCGACTGGCTACTCGCGGGTCCGTCACTCGCAAGCGGCGACGATCTGCAGACCGCGATCCTCATCAGCCTGTTCACCGACCGCCTCGCAGCGGCGAGTGACCAGACGCCAGATGGCGACCGGCGCGGCTGGTGGGGTGACGATCCGCATCATCTGATGGGCTCGCGCCTGTGGCTGCTGGGGCGTGTGAAAGGTCCGCAGGACGTCGCGAAGCGCGCACATGACTACGCCGCCGAGGCGCTGCAATGGCTCATCGACGACCAGGTGGTTGCGCGCTTCGATATCAATGCGCAGTGGATCGCGCGCTCGCGCCTGAACCTGATCGTGACTGCGTACCGGCAGGACGGCTCGCACGTCGCACTCAAGTTCGACAACGTTTGGGCGCAGTGAACAGGCAGTCAATCCATCATGCCATTTTCCCGTCCGACGCTCACCGCGCTGCGTAATCAGGCCGCGCAGGATCTCAACGCGAACCTCGAAGGTGCTGACGCGCTGCTGCGCTTCTCGAACCTGCGTGTGATGGGCGACATCGAAGCCGGTCTCGCCCACATGCAGTACGGGTATCTCGACTGGATCGCACTGCAGGCGACACCGTTCACCGCGACCGACGAATACCTCGAAGCATGGGGCGCGCTGAAGGGCGTCAACCGCAAGCCCTGTGCGCAGGCATCCGGCTCCATCACGTTCCCGGCAACGACGAACGGTGTGGTGCTGCCTGCTGGCACCGCGATCAATCGCAGCGACGGTCTGCCGTATGTCTCGACGCAGGCGGTTCAGGTCGCGGGCACAAGCGTAACGGTTCCCGCGAGCGCGGTCGCTGACCCGGCTGGCCTCACGGGCGCTAACGGCGACTGCGCAGCAGGGACGCAGTTCACGCTCGCGAACGCCATCGCAGGTATCACGTCCACCGGAACTGCGGCGACCGCGTTCACAGGCGGCGCAGACATCGAGGACAACGACGACTATCGTGCGCGCGTGCTGCTCGTCTACCAGAACCCGCCGCAGGGAGGATCGTCGAGCGATTACATCGAATGGGCGCTGGAGGTTCCGGGCGTCACGCGCGCATGGTGTGTGCCGAACGGATTCGGTGCTGGCACCGTGAGCGTCCTTTTCATGATGGACGACGCGAACGCAGCACACGGCGGCTTTCCGCAGGGCACGAACGGCGTCTCGTCGAGCGAGCCGCGCGGCGTCGCTGCAACCGGCGACCAGCTCACCGTCGCCAACTACATTTTTCCGTTGCGTCCCGTGACGGCGCTTGTGTATGCCGTTGCACCTGTCGCGTATCCGGTGCTGATGATGATCAAGGGCATCCCGGTCGCACAGCAGCCAGCCGTGACGCAGGCGCTACAGGCGCAGATGAAGGCCGTAGGCGTGCCCGGTGGTGTCCTGCCCGTCGCGGACCTCTGGTCGGCTATCTCCACCGTGCCGAACGTGAATGACTTCGTGATCGTCTCACCGACTAACGATATCCAGTTGCCAGCAGGCAATCTGCCCGTGCTCGGCACCATCACATGGCAATAGACCGTGACCGCAGCCCGCTATTCGCGCGATGACTATGCGCGCGCGCTGCGCGCGCTCCTGCCTCGCGGTCGCGTCTGGGCACACGAGGACGAAGGGACGCAGGCAGCGGTGCTCGACGGTCTGGCTGCGACGCCGGAAGCGCTCGACTCCGCAGCGTTGACGCTCATCGCCGCAGCCTTTCCCGCGACAGCCGACCAGTTGCTCCCCGAGTGGGAGGCCTCGCTCGGACTGCCCGATGAATGTACGGGACCGCAACCGTCGACACAGCAACGGCGTGCGCAGGTCGTTGCGCGCCTCACTAACAGCGGCGGGCAGAGCGTTCAGTACTTCATCAACTGCGCCGCTGCGCTCGGCTACACGGTCACTGTCACGGAGTACGCACCGTTTCGCGCGGGACAAAGCCACAGCGGTCAGCAACTCGGCACACAGGACTGGTTTTTTACGTGGGCCATCAACGCACCGACGAACACGGTCACACATTTCGCGGCGGGCGAGTCCTCGGCGGGCGATCCGCTCTCGACGTGGGGCAATGCGGTTCTCGAATGCGAACTGAACGCGATCAAGCCTGCACACACGATCCTGCAGTTCCACTATTCATAGAGGACTAACGGTATGTATCAGATCGACAATGCGAGTGCGGTGGCTGCGCAACCGGCATCAAGCGCACCAGGCACTGCGGGCTTCTTCACGGATGGCAATCCCGCGACGAACGTACCCCCGACGGTCGTGCCCGCAGAGTGGCTGAATGCAACGATGATGGAAATCTGCAATGCAGTCACCGGTGCGGGCCTCACGCTGAACAAGTCGAATTACACGCAGCTATCCGCCGCAATCACCGCGACCGTGCATGCATGGATCGATCCGACCAAGGTGTTAAAAGTCGCGAATAACCTGTCAGACGTCGCCAGCGCACCGACCGCACTGGGCAACCTCGGCGGCCTCGCAAAATCAGCCAACCTCTCAGACGTGGCCAACGCCACGACAGCGCGCACCAACCTGGGCGCAGTGGCCAAGGCTGGCGACACGATGACGGGCAATCTTACGATTGCCGCGCCGAGTCCGGTCCTGGCTCTGAATGCCGCCGCTGCGGGACAGGTTGCAGTCAGTTACGCGCAGACGAACGGATCAACCCGCTGGGCGTGGGGCAAGTCAAGCGACGCGGAAGCGGGCAGTAACAGCGGCTCAACTTTCGCCATCTGGCGGTATAACGACAGCGGCGCGAATATCGACATGCCGTTCTCGATCAGCCGCCAGAATGCGATGGTCACGACACTGAACGGGCTGACCGTCGGCACGACCGCAACGGGGACGATGAGTCCTCCGCTCTACCTCGCGTCAGCGGGCTATTCGATCTACATGCGGGCGAATAACAGCGTGCCCGCGTTCGAAATTGTCAATGCCGCAAATACAGCCGTCAACATGCAACTGACCGATAACGGCATGTTGAATCTGCCGCGCGCCGGATTCTCCGCAGGTGCGCTGGATGCCCTGAACGCGCTGGTCAATATCGGCCACCTAATCAACCAGAACAAGATGTACCTCTATGGCTATGGACCAAGCTACGGCGTGGGCATCCTCTCCAAGCCGCAGAACGACAACAGTCCCGCGCTGCTCTACTGCCTGAATGCGGCAGGTGTCGCAGTGGGCAGCATCACCACGAATGCCAGCCAGACATTTTTTAACACGACAAGCGATTACCGGCTAAAAGAAAACGTCGCAGATCTCACGGGCGCAGAAGCCAGAATCATGCAATGCCGCCCGGTTTCCTTTACGTGGAAAGCGACGGGCAAACCTGCGCGCGGGTTTATCGCGCATGAATTGCAGGACGTGGAACCCGATGCTGTGAGCGGCCAGAAAGATGCCATGATGCCCGACCCGATGAACCCGGAAGGGCCGCGGATACCTGATTTACAGGGCGTAGACAGTTCTTACCTGATACCCGACCTTGTGGCAACCGTGCAGGCGCTGCTAGCCCGCGTAGCCGAACTCGAAGCGGCACACTAATCATAGGGGAGTGACGGCATGTATCAGATCGATAACGCGAGCGCAGCAACGACGCAACCGCCATCGAGCGCCCCCGGCACTGCAGGCTATTTTACTGACGGTAATCCCGCGTCGAATGTACCCGCGACGATTGTCCCTGCAGAGTGGCTGAATTCCGTGATGATGGAGCTATGCAACGCGGTGACCACTGCAGGCATCACACCGGACAAAACAAAGTTTAACCAGCTATCCTCTGCAATTACTTCGACCATCAGGGCATGGATCGATCCGACGACAGTACTGAAGGTCGCGAATAACCTGTCTGATGTAGCGAGTGCATCGAGCGCATGTACCAATATCGGCGCATTGCAAAAAGCGAACAACCTGTCAGACGTGGCAAGTAAACCAAGCGCATGCACCAATATCGGCGCAGTGCAGAAGGCAGGCGACACGATGACGGGGCCGCTTGTCATCACAGCCGCTGCAGGTGTGACCGTGGGCGATGGCACCTATAACGCGCGGCTACAGGGTGACCACAACATTGACGCGGGGGTTGGTGGGGTAGGCATCACCAACAAGGCCGTCAATTTGTATAACTTCACCATCGATGAAAACGGCATTGCGATGGTGCGTTCGCAATTGAACATAGGCACCGGCGCGGCACAATATGTGCCGCTTGTGTTCCAGTCTTCTAACGGCTATGCACCGCGTATCCAGTCAGACGGTACCGGGAAGACACTCAGTTTCGTCAATAGCGCGAATACTGCACCGCTTTTATCTGTCTATGATGCGACTGGACAGGTCAATGTCCCGAACTATTTGACAGTTGGCAGCTATCTGACAGTTAACACCTGGGCAAGATTGGTCAGTGGTCTATGGGTATCGGGTGCTAATCCCCCCATTGCAGGCAATCAGGGTTCTTTTCTGGAATGGAATGAAAGCGCCGCTAACGGCGAGACAACGATAGTCAACAACCGGGGCGGGGGCAGTGGCGGCTTTGTTTTTCGCTCAGTCAACCTTGCCAACACGCAGGAAATTTTCCGCACGACAATCGACGGTAACGGCAACTTGTCGACGCCGACCAATATCACGGCAGGCGGCAGCATCATATCGACAAGTACGCTTTGGGTGCAGAACGCACAGGTTCAGCAAAACGGCAATGTAGTCGGCACGGTCTGGTTGTACGGTTCCAACGACGCCTTCTCAGCGTCGATGACGCGCAACACCAGCAACAAGTTCACGATGGGCTGGGACGCCGTGGCCGCCAACATCAACTTCTCGGTAGATGGCACGTTCATCGGCTTCATTCACCAGGGCACATCAGATCGTGCACTGAAGACCAACGTGCAGCCGGTCAATCCCGACTCACCGGCGCTCATCAACCAGATCAGCTTTCACAGCTTCGACATGGGTGAACACCACGCCGACATGGGCGTGATCGCGCAGGACCTGCAGGGCATCACGAAGCGCTGGGTGTATCAGGCACCGGACCATCCGCCGTGGCCTGAAGACATGGGGGACATCGAACCGCCTCCCGATCCGCAGCCTTCACCGCTCGCATTCGACACACAGGCACTTCTGTTCGATGCGCTGCGCTCGATTCAGCAGCTAACCGATCGCGTGAAAGAACTCGAAGCCTCACAAGGCTTATCACGGTGAATGCCCGTCACCGCAAGCTGCTAGGCCTCGCCGTGCTTGCGTTCATCCTGATGGTCTTCTTCATCCTGATATTCGGCATTGGTGCGTGCACCCTTGTCATCGTGAAGGGCAATGTGGGCAGCCTGCAGGACGTTGGCAGCCACGGGGCCGGTGCACAGGTGTCAAGGCCACCGCAATTTCAACGGGAGCATTAGACATCATGTTTTACGGTGCTAACGGGCATTATGACTATCTGCAATCCATTGACGAACAGATAGCCGGGCTTCAGGTGATGGGCATGGACCCCGGCTATTACCGGGTCACGTATGAAGGCCACCAGCATAGTCTTGATTACCTGCATAACCTTGCGCGTGCGCTCAGAAGGACCGGCATCAGGATGATTTGCTGCATTAACGTCAGCATGTGCAATGCCAATGGCGAGCTATACGCAAACGAGACTGAGGCATACCACGCGGGTTACCAGGCCGGGCACAAGGTGGCCAAGGCACTGGTGCCGCTCGGCGTGACCATATTCGAGATGGGCAATGAACTGGATGCAAAGGAAGGCATCCGCACGCCAGTGCAGGAAGTGCAAGGTGGCATGACGTGGGACTTTCTTAACAGTCACTTTCCGGCTTTGCGCGGTGTCATCAATGGGTGCATTGCAGCCGTGCGGGCCATCGGTGGCCCCACCGTGCAGATAGCATCCAATGCCTTCACGGCCTGTTCTATCGCGTGCGCTGACATGCTATGGGATGGCACCCAGCCTGACGGCACCACCGGGCACCCTAAACTAAGATGGGATCTGACGAACTGGCACAACTATGAGTGCTATGGCTCGATGCTCGACATGTCGATGGACTACGAGAAGCCAAGGACGAACCTGCTCGATCACCTGCGCTGCAAGTTTGGCGTCCCTATCATCGTCACCGAGTGGAACGGCAACGAAGGTCATACGGACGCCGAGCGCGCCGCGCATACCTTGACGTTCATGAGCGAGCTGTACCAGTGGCGCGAGCTCTTCGACGTGCGTGCGCTGATCGTTTATCAACTGTTCTGCGGCGATCCGTGGGGCGTGCTGCGGCCCGATGGCTCAGTCGTCGACACGTTCGGCGCAACAGTCCGCGACTTTATCGCAGCGAACCCGGCTTAGGAGAACCCGAATGAAAGTGCTGATCGAAAATCAGGGCGATACCGCCATTCACATCATCACCGATCGCGACACCGTGAGCGAACTCGTACTCGAAGCCGGTGAGGCAGAAACCTTCGACGCAGAGATCATCATCGAAGTGCGCGAAGCTGATGCAAAGGAAGACGAGAGCGGAGCCGAGCCGGAACCTGAACACCGCTGAAGCCCTACAGACCAAAAAAAGCGCGCGGGCAAAAAAAGGCCCGCCGGAGTGGGCGGGCGGCTAAAGTGCCTAGTCCGCGTCGAGGGCACTTGCTTTGCGGACGGCCCAATTTTAGCCCGCACAAGGGGCTGGCACAATGGCGGTGCGATGGTTGCAAGGGAGAAGGCCCGCCAGCGGCACAGCGCCCCGGATTCCGGCCACGCCGCGCCAAACCGGCAGACGAAGAAAAGCCCGCGCGAGGCGGGCCTTTGATGTTCATGTGTTTTCGCTCCTATGGAAGAACAACTTCCACGGGCGTATGCGCGGGCACATTTGCGACAGTCACGTTGTCCGGCTTGCCTAGCTGGTAGCTCCTGACCTCCACGTAGCCTCCGGTCCTCCCGATGGGCGTCACGGAGACGATCACGTGGCGGACCATCCCGGCGTGCAACTGCACGTCGCCGGCCTGCAGATCCTTCGCTTCCTTCTTTGTCATGTACCGGTCCCTCACTCCTTAAAAAAACGTCAGTTTAGCGGTTGAATTGAATCGGGCTGGTCGCGCTTGCGTTCCGCTGAGCGCTTCAATCTCTGCGCGATTCCAGCGTACCTTACCGTCGATACGTACCGGCTTCAGCCAGAAATAGCGGCGACGCGTACGACCGGCCATGATCCGCTGCGCGCTGTCGCTCCCGTAGTCAGTCAGGGTTTTGGTCGACAGCCCCAAGATACGGGCGGCTTCCGCGCTCGTAATCAGCGGATCGACCAGGCGCTGGACAAAATCGCGTTCCAGCTCGCGTACCGCGTGCCAGCGTTCGATCAGCGGCGCGGTTTCGTCAGCGACGATCGCGATCAGTTCTTGTGTTTTCATAGGATATGCTCCGTCTGGTTCCTCAATATCAATCCGGCGTCGAGACCACGTCGCGCTTGAGCATCCAGCCAGAAGTCGCCGTTACGGGTCTCTTTCCCAGGTATTCACCGTCAGGCGAATAGCTTTCGACCTGATGGGTCAGCGCTGCACCAAAGGAGACATGCACCATTGTTGCGACGCCCTCTCTTAGCCGGAACTGGCGAACCTCGGTGATCGCGGCTCCTTTAGGAAGCACCGCAGCCGGACCACTATTGATGAACCCGCACCCGGACGTATAGACGAGGTTCATCACATCTGGCGTTGCGCCATGTCCATAGCCCGAAAAGGCGGTCATCAGAACCGGGTAGACACGGGCGACTGCACCCGGCGTCTCACAGTACAGCCCGAAGCCCTGAATCTGGACCTTGGCTGAAGCTTGACCCGCCGCGAGCAGCAGCGAGAGCGAAATAACGACAGTACGTACTACTTTCATAAAAAAATCCCTTCAAATGATTCAACGAGAAGGCAAGGCCGCGCTCGCGCGGGCACCAATGCCTAGTTGTAGTGGTGCGGCAGCACAAGGCGGCGGACAAATGAGCGGTACGTCTTGATCAGGCTGGCGCGCTCGTCGTCGCCCGCGCTCTCGAGGTATGCGGCAAGTTGCTGGTCCAGCTTGCCCATGAAAGCCTCGTGCTTCGCGTGCAGGTCGGCGCGGTGCTCGTCGCTCTTGATCACCTGCCGCGACAGCAGGAGGTCGATCCACTCGGCGCGCAGCGCGTCACGCTTGTCCGCGCTCGCGGCGACATACCCGGCGAGCAGGTCGCGCGCCTCGGTCTCGCGCTTCGCGCGCGTCGGTTCGAACATGAAGCCCGCTTCGTCCGTCACCCATTCAATCGTTGTCGTGTTCATGGTTGCCCTCTTGGGCTGGTTGAAAATAATCGTTACTCGGGGCGCACTACGCCCACCGGTCCCGGCTCAAGCATCACGTCGAGCCGGTCTGCCATCCGTTGCGCGTCGGCCTCGCTTTCGAACCATACGGTCATGAAAAACGAGCCGTTGCGCTCCCAAAGCTCAAACGCCTGCAACTCGGCGCGCGGTTCAAGATCGTCAGTCATGTCAGAAACCCGCCAATGCCGCGCGTCGCCCGCGCTTCGAGATCACCGGCCCGTCCTCGACCGGGCGATCAAGCAACTTCACTCCGACCATCACCTCGCGGCCCTCACGGGTGTTGACCAGTTGCCCGCCCATGCGCCGCCAGGCGTGATAAACGTTCGCGGCCTCGACCGTGACTTGCCGCTTGAAAGGGCGACCCGCGCCGCCCTTAAACGTGAGTTCAAAACTGAAGCGTTCCATCTGTCGAGACCTCCTGTTAATCGTTGTACACAGTGAGGGTGAGGTAGCCGAATAGCTGTCGATACATGAAGCGGTGCTCGTCAACGTGAGCGAGCCTGAATGGTTGCCCGTTGCCCATGTCGGTTTGCAGGACCTCTGGCACGAAGCCTGGACGCCAGCCGAGATCCGAGGCCTCGGCGGTGTAGTGGTAGAGGTCATAGTGCTGTAGCTGATCTGCCTTGATCTCAGGTATGTCGATAGTCATGTCTGGTCCTTCTTCGTGTTGATCACCGCGCTCGTTGCGTGGCCTGAAAACCCCCGCGTTCATCAGCCCCTCCAGACCGCCGCGTGTTGCAGCGTGCGAAACTCGCAGCCCTCGCGGGTCATCGTGCGTTCGACAAGCTCGACCGCGTCCTTGCCGTACAGCGTGCCGAGTTCGGCGGCGATCCCTTCAGCCTTCACCAGCCCGTCCATCCACGAGGTCCGAAAGTAGACCCCGCCACCGGGGATGTAGACCGTCACTTCGTACTCTTTCACCTTGCCCTCCGTTACTCACGCCATCCGATCTCGCGCGCTGCCGCGCCCGGGAGGTAGCCCAACTGCGATCCTTCAACGAGGTAGACAACGTTCTCCTCGGGCTGCGCGGCTTCGTCTTCCTCGGGTTCGTACCCGGGCGGGCGCGCGTCAGGGCCGACCAGCACCACGTCGCGGATGCTGTACTCAAACGGCCAGTTCGGCTGCTGCGCGATACGTACGTCAGCGTCCTCGGGCAAGCCATCGAGAAATTCGATCAGGTCGGAAACTTTCATTCGTGATCCTCTGTTTTTGGTCGGCGGCGCGGGCTGCGCTGCCGTGGAGAAGCACGATAACTCTGTGTGGGCACTAGTGGTGCGACCGGGCGTCGCATTTGTTGGCGGTTTAGAATGGTTCCACGGATTCGAGGGAAAACCCCGGTTGAACGATCACAGCACATGAGCGCCGTTCCCCTGATCGATGCCAAAGACCTGATGCATGCCACGCTCAAGCGAGCGCCGTTTTCGCGTGAGGGCTGGCTGTTTGAACTGAAGTACGACGGCTTCCGTTGCCTTGTTCGCAAGGTAGGCGAGCGCATCGACCTGTTATCGCGTCAGGGCAATCTCATGAACCGGTCGTTCCCGGACATCGTGGAGGGCGTCGTCGCCGTGCCGGGAGACTTTGTATGGGATGCCGAACTAACCGTCGACGAGCCGACCGGCCAGTCCTCTTTCGAGCGCCTGCAGTTGCGCGCGAAGACCACGGTGGCAATGAATGTGCGCGCTGCGTTACGGCAGCACCCGGCCCGCCTGTATGTGTTCGACATGCTGGCGGCGGGCGAGCGCGATCTGCGTCAGCTTCCGCTGGCGCAGCGCAAGGAGCTTCTGCGCGATTCGTTCGGGAACACGTCCGTGCTCGTCTATGTGACGGGGATCGTCGCGGCTGGCGCATGGGTCTTCGAGCAGGTGCAGGCACTCGACTTCGAAGGGATGGTCGCCAAGCGCCTGGACTCCATCTATCAGCGCGGGCGATCGAATGACTGGCAGAAGGTCAAGTTCGCAGGCTATAGCCGAGCCGCTGGGTTAGGATGGGGCCGCAAGGAATGATCACTTAGCAATCTCGACAAGGTGCTATGGCAAACGGAAGCATTACCCTCGGAGAAGTAGCAGCACGCACAAGCCACATCGAAGTGGCCTGCTCCCGTTGCGAGCGGCGCGGGCGATACCGCGTGTCGAAGCTGGTCGCGTCGCTTGGCGAAGACTTCCTGATGACTGATCTGGGCACGCAGATCGCGGACTGCCCGAGAAGAGCCGCTGCTGTGTCGGAGCGATGCGATGTGTACTTTCCCGGTCTTCGGAAGATCATGGGGGGCGATGATCCATCCGAGGCACCGAGGTCACAAAGCGGAGACGATGACGACTATTAAAGGCAGCGCAAAAACGCAGGCGGGCCTTTCAACACAAAGAAGCTAATCGGGGCCTTCGTCGTGCGCCTGCTAAGCTATCAGCCTAGATTCAGTCTGCCAACAAACAAGAACGTCAAAGGGCCACTCAATGCTCAGAAGCTTCCTTGCCGCCTCGCTAATGCTCGGGGCCGTCACCAGCGCGTCCGCTGCACCTGCCCATGCTCCCGCTGAACCGCCGCGCGTAGCGAGCAACCCGTCTATGACGGTTTTTCCGGCGGTCATTGCGATAGAGAAATCCGCTTTGCAGGTTCGACGCGATGAGGAAGCCGATAGGGCCAAGGCCGTCAGTGATGACAAGGCGTCCGACTATTCGCGTTGGGCAATGTACGGGACGTGTGCCGCTGCTGTGATCGCCGCGCTTCAGGCGGGTTTTTTTTTCTGGCAACTAAGGCTTATGCGCCGCACTGCCGATGATGCTGCGGATGCGGCTCGCGCTGCGCGCGTGAGCGCTGACGTCGCGCGCGACACCTTCACGAAACTGGAGCGTCCTTGGATATTCCTGGAGGGGGTCAGGATGGAGTGGCGTGACCGGCAAAGGCCACGCGTGCCGAACAACTTTTACGTTTCGCTGAAGTTCAAGAATAACGGGCGCACGCCCGCGCTTATCAACCGGTTGGACTGCAGACTTGTAAAGACGGACGAACTTCCCGAGGTGCCCGACTACACGCGCTGTGATGCACTCTTTGTGGTTCCCGCTAAACTCGCTGCCGATTGTGACTTCGAAACCAATCAGATTGGTCCGAAGCCGGGTGAAGACGTTGAGATGACCATATACGGTCGTCTGACTTATACCGACATGGTCGGCACGGAGCACCATACCGGCTTCGCGATGAATATGTCGCCGTGGATGCCCGCGTCAAGCACCAACGCAAATAGAGCCTATGATTCCCACGACTAGCAGATAAAAAGCGGCCCGCACGAGGCGGGCCTTTCAATACACACGCGGCGGCTCGAGGACGAGCGGGCCGTCGCTTACTACACCAGTTCACTCACGCGCTCCCTCGCGCGCGACCGCATCCCGGGCAAGCGTGAGCAACCGGTCAATGAAACCGTGCAGCCGTTCAGCATACAGCGCGCTGCGGTGCTCGTGGAACCCGGGCGCGGGCGCGAAGTGAACGGCAAGCCTGCGCAGCGCCATGATCTCGCCCATCAGGATCTCGCTCTTTGGTGCACGCGTGAGTTCATCCTCCGCGTTCGCGATGGCCGTGCCGATCTCCGCGAGCACGTCCTTGTACGCTTCCGCGCTGCCTTCGTGCATACCGATCTCGCGGGCGATACGCATCACGCGCGTAATCAGCACTACGCGCACCTTGTCGCCCTTCAGGCCCGCTTCGATATCGTCATCACTTAACGCGTCGTCATTCATTGCGCGTGCGCCTCCACCGGAGTCACGAGTTGCAGCACGTTGACGGCATCGCCATGTCCTTCGAGCTTTTCGAGGTACGCGATGCAGTCGTCGAGCGTGCCGGTGAAGCCGAGCGCCTGCGCAACCAGCCATACGCCCTTGGGGCTCGGCACGCGGCCCTGGCGCTGCACGCTGATGCTCATATGCCGGAAGGTGCCCTTCGGATGCCCGGTCTCGATACTGAACGTCACGAGGTACGCGAGCGGGATGCGCACGCTCTGCGCGGTCATCTGACGGCGGTGCTTCGCCTTGCCGTCAGGTGTGGCGAGACGCGCGGCAAGCGTCGAAGCGTCGACGGGATGTCTGTTCGCACGCTTACGCAACGCGTGCAACGAGGCGCTCTCGCACGGGCCAATCATGAGTGGGGTGCCCATCGCTTATGCACTCCTGATGAGGTACGAGTCACGATCGTCGTCGTCCGTGATCCAGCGCGGGGTCCTGCCGCGACCCGACCACGTTACACCTGTTGCCGGATCGCGGTACTTCGGCGGTATCGGCGCGCGCACGCGCATTCGGCCTTTGAATGTCCTTGTGACGCGCGTCGGTGACGGGATCGACTGCACCTTCACAAACCCGAGATCGAAGGCGGTCAGATCGAACTCGTCGATGATCGCGCGGCACCGTTCAATGGCGTCGCCCATCTCGGCGGCGCGGACCTGCTCGATGCGTGCGTTCAGTTCGGCAAGTTGTGCCCTCAGGCGTGGGACATCCCGCGTCATCATAGTTTGCCTCCCTAGTAACGATATGCCCATACGATGTGATCGCGCACGTAGTCGATCGTCATCTCCGGGTCTGCGTTGTTCCCTTCGGTGTCGCTGCCGATCCATAGCGCCTTGCCAGCGAGTGCATCATGCGGCCAGACTCGGCACATGAAATACTCCTGCGCCTTGCCGTTGATCTTTCCATCCTCGTCGATGTACATCAGGTCGCCGCCCGCGTTATACGGATGCACTGATTCGATGTGCTCGCAGTCGATCAGTGCGTAGATATCGTGCAGTTCGTCGAACGTGCCGGGTTCGCTGTGAAGCTCGACGGGCTTCACCTCGCACACGAACGGATCGATCAGGTACGCCTTCGTCATGACAGCCCCTTCGGAAAGAACTCGCGGATGTCGCCCACGTCAGGCGAGACGTACTCAACGCCCGGTCCCATCCTGCCCGTGTGCGGATTGGGCATCCTGATCTCGCGCCGGTGTGTGGTCATCATCGCGAGCGCGGTCTGGTAGTCCATCAGGTTCAGGTATGGCACCTTCGGCGGCACGCCGATCAGTTCGCACAGTAGCGCGTCGGTGTCCATGTTGAACTGCTGTCGGCACGCGAGCGGGCGCGACGCATAGATCGAGCACGCGCCGTCCTTCAGGAAGGGACACGGATTGTGATAGCCCGCCTCGATGTCGCCGCGCTGCGTGATGCCCGTCACCTTCGCGGGCTTCACACCGATGCGCCTGCCGATCAGCGCGGCCTCCTGCGCGGGTATGAGCACCGAGATATGACAGCAGTGCGAGCAGCCCTTGCGGCAGGCCGAGCGCGGTTTCGCGATGGCACCGACCTCGTCGACCGCTCTCCACAGGGCCTCGATCTTCGCGTAGACCGTCATGGCCGGATTGTTGAGCACGGCATTGATCCGCCTGTGATGGCGCTGCTTGATGGGTCGCGCCTGCTCGTTGACGATCTCGATCACGCGCGCGAGCTTGCCCGAGTCGAGTTCGCGCCAGCGCTCGACAACGTTTGCGTCGTGCTGCGCATCGGTTTCAGTGACGGTGGCGTTCATCGATCGCCTCCGCTGGCCCGGTCGTCTTCGGGCAAGGGATAGGTGTCCAGAAACGCCTGAATGCTCTGGAGCAGTACGGCCTCGGGCGTGGTGCCGCGCCGACGCGCATAGGCCGTCACGCGGGCCATGAGCCGCGCACTGACCGCAATCTCGATGCGGGTCTGCTGTGCGGGCTTACGCGAGGCCATAGCGCACCTCCGTTGCGGAGTGTGCGCTGCAGTCGCAGAATGCTAGTCGCCCTTCAGCGGATGCTCGTCCATGAACCAGTCGGCGGCGAGCGATAACAGCGCGGAGCGGTTCAGCCCGCCGCGTCGCTTGCGGTACGCATCGATGCGCTCCAGCACCTCGGGCGGAACCGTGATGCTGATCTTGATTCGTGGTCCTTCGTCTTCCTCGACCGATTCGACCTTGACCTTTTTCCCGGCACTCTTTTTCATCTCCATCCTCTGAGCCTCGTTGTGTTCCCGACACGGGACTATAGCAATGCCCACACCTCTCAATTGTTAGATCGTTCATTTGGGGTCCCATACATGATCCATACATCACACCGGGTAGGTAATCCGCCATACCGATGAGGTCAAAAAAAAGCGCTTTGTGCGCGTTCGTTACCATCCAGTCATCGGTGTGGCGGATTAAAGCCGTGCGAGTTCAGCCTGCATCCTCGCGAGGCGACCATTGCGGGTGCGCGTGCGCTCCTTCGACTTGCTCGGCTCCAGCTTGCGCGCCTGCATGAACGCGTCCTCCATCGCGGACGGCGCGGGTTCGCTGACCACCTGCTGCTTCCTGACTTTCGGTTCGGCGTTCGGCGCTGCCGGTTCGTCTGCCGCCGCAAGCACGCTCGACAGTTCATGCAGGGCTTCGCGCGTCGAGGGCATGCCCTCGGGCCGCAGAAGTTGCGCGGGGTTGCAGTGAAAGATCGGGCAGAGCTTGTCGATCGATGAGCGGCGCAGCCACGCGTTCGCTTCCATCTGCTTGATGTTGCCTTCGCGACCGCCATACGAGTCGGCCAGCGCCTTCAACGTCAGACCGCGATACAGACGCCATGCGAGCATCGGTGACTTGCCTGTCAGCAGATGCGCAAGCACGGCCTCGGGGTAATCGGTGTCAGCGGGCGAGCGCGGCTCGCTGATCGTGCGTGCCTTCGGCTCGGCCTTCGCTTCAGCCTCCGGCTTCGCAGCGCGTTCGAAGGGCGAGTCGTCCGAACCGGGCTTCGGCGTGATCTGGTCGAGCGGGCAGTCGTAGATCTGCGCGAACTTCTCAAGGGTCGCTGGCGTGGGCGCGTTCCTGCCGTACTCGTGCCACATGATCGTCGTCTTGTCCCGACCGAACAGGTCTGCGGCGTCCGCGCGTGTAAGGCCACGGTGCTCGCGCCATGCACGGATGAAGTAGGTGCCGCCCTCGATGCGCGCCATCACTTCGGCGGGCGGTGACTCGATGAACTCGCGATAGAACACGCTGCGGCGGATCTGGGTCCGCGATGGGGTCCCGGCTGTCTCGCTGACTGGGTCGACGGGCGCAGCGGTGGGTGTTGGTGGTGGGGATATAACGGTGGGTTCAGCGGCGCTCGGTTCCTCGGCGGGCATGCTGGCGAGCAGCGCGTTCCACTTGCGGTCGGTCGGGTGCGTTGGTGCTGGGCGGCTGATGGGTGCAGGCGAGGCGGCGGCTTCATCGGGCGTGGGCGTTTGCGCGGCCCGCAATGACCCCTTGTACTGGCCGGGCCGTGTCGTTGCTTCAATCTTCGCGGTCTGTGCTCTGCGGGCGGCGACCCAGAACTCGGTCAGCGCCGAGAACATGGAAAACGGGATAGTTGCCTTCAGACGGTTCCCTGCATGGTCCGTCTCGTATCGGACCTCGGTGAAATCAAGGCCATAGGACATCGGGTGTTTTCTCCCTCGGTTTGGAGCATTCGTTTAGTTGGATCTGTCACGGTAGATATGACAAATGCAATACGCAAGTGGGACCGCTTCCAATGAGAGGGTGCGGCAGGATGATGGGTTCCCCGTTTCCTGTGTCGCACAAGGGCTCTGCAGAACTTTATAGGTGTAAACCCGTGCCCTTGTCAATATGCCTAAAGCATCAAAAAGTCCGACTTATTCGTTCGGGTATTCTGGCGGGTCGGTCGGGTTTGCTGGGCAATCCAGGGCCGCGAGTGTGCTATCAATGAGGTTCAATACCACCTGCCTTCTCATGCCTGACAGACAGTAGACAGCGTCAATGCCCTTGTACACTTCGCGCAGCTTTTGCATGGCGAACGCTTTCAGGCACTCGCATCTTCCTGAATTTCCCGAACTCCTCGTCAGTGGGCGAGAACGTGTCCGGATCGGCATCGATGCCGCGCTGGATTGCGGCGTCCTCCTCGGGCGTCGGCAGGATCAGCGTGCGGCCTGAGCGCGTCGTAATCGTTTCAGTTTTCACTTTCGGCATGCTGTTTCCTCAGGTGGGGTAGTCACTTCCAGACGGACGCGAGACAGAGTTGGTCACGTTGGCATGCGATCATGTGCGCGAAGCGCATCAGCAGCACGAACGCGATCGCCCATATGTTTTTTGCCGGCTTGTCACTCGATGAGCATGTCGTCCACGACACGCTGTCCTGCGCTGAACCCGGCCATGAGCGCATCGGGCTCCCTCGGGAAGGGGCGTTGCGCGTCCCCCGTTAAACGGATTGGGCCAGCCATCGGGACCCCCGCCAGTCTGATATGCACGATGGCGATATAGCCCTGCGGCGGCAACAGAGTGACCCCCCCTGCGGCCTTCCATACCGGCTCAAGCACCACCGAAACCTCGAAGCCCTTGTATTTATAGATTCTATTCATTAGCGCACCCCGAACGGACGGCCTGATCGCCGTCAGGCCGCTATCCTATCGCGCTGTCGTGACAGAGTCAGGGCAAGTCGTATCTGAACACACGCGCAGGCGCGCTTTCATCGATTGCGCCACGCGTCGAGCCGCGCGCGCATGTCGGCGTCGATCGCCTTGAGGTGGTCCTCAATACGCGTGAGCGACGCCTCGATGCGCCCGATGCTGCCGAGCATGTCATTTACGTGCTGATGGCACGCATCGATCCGGGCATCGATCGCATCCATCAGGCGCAGCGCCTCCGCTTCCTCATCAGGGCTCATGCGCGCGACTCCTTTTCACTTGATCACGAGCAGTGCGACGAGCGCGCCGATGACCAGCACCTGAAACGTCAGCGCCGCATACAGTTTCGAGATGATGCGCGACTCGAAGGTGATCAGATCGGCCTTGCGCAGATCGGTCAACGCGCTCGCCTCATTGTGCGCGACGAGCACAGACACATACGCTTTCGCCTGTGCTGCCGGTACGCCGACCTCGACAAGTTGATCGACTGCCTTGAGCGTATCGAAGTTAGCCATCGTCATGCCCTCGTGGGTGCGCCTGGATAGAAGTCCGCGCCGAGCACCTGATCGACGCGCCACGGGCACTCGGGCGGCATGCCGAGACGTTCCTCGCCGACGCCCGTCTTCAAGCCTGCCATGTAACAGGCAAACGCCCACTCGTTCGAGATGAATTCCGGCAGCCGTGCGCGCAGACTCGGCGAGTCGTCGAGCAGATCGAAGATTTTCCGGCGCTGGCGATCGATGCGCAGTTTCTGGCGTGCCCAGCGGTTCGCGGGCTGAAACTGCCACATCACGAGGCGCGTGAGCAGCTTTGCGACGCGGTCGCGCACGATGCGCGCCTCGGCGCGGCCCAGCGTATCCAGTTCCTCGGCGATGTTCCTAACATCGAGTTCGGCAAACTTGCCGCCGCGTAACGCTGCTGCCTGTTCAGCGAGCCAGCGCGTGAAGTCATTCGAGTAGTCCGTCATCGTCAATCCCTCGCCAGAAAGCCGAAACCGGCATCACGGGGGCGTGCCGGTGGCGCGCGCTTAGATAATAAGATAGAGGCCGGTTTTGTTGTGTCAGGAAAACCGGCAACCCCGCATCAGCAGCCCATCCCAAGTTTCGCCATGGCGGAGGCGGATACAGCCTCATGGGTCCGCCAACATCATCTTACCTCTGCGCGGTTCAGGCGGCGGCGAGGTTCAGGCGGAGCAACTGCTCGATCGTCTTGCGCCCGTGCAGGTAGTCAGCATAGAGCGCCATCATGGGCGTGCGCTGCGTGATGCGCATGTTGCGCTCGTAAGCCTGCATCGTTTCGCCCTTTGGCGCGTGCGCAAGCTGACGCTCGGCGGCGAGTTCGTCCTGCTTCGTCTCGATCGTCCAGTTCTTGAACGTTGCGCGGAACCCATGAGGCGTGGCGGCGCGTCCGTCGACGTCGCTCGGTGCTTTCGCTGCTTGCAGGAACTCCTGCAGCCGCACGTCGCTGATCGGGTTATTGCCCTTCGTGTTCGGAAACACGAAGTCCTCGTGCAGCTTTGCTTCAGACATGCGGCGCAACAGCGCGACAACCTCGGCGGGCAGCGGCACCTTGTGATACCGCTTCATCTTCATGCGCTCGCCGGGGATCATCCACATCGCCGCGTCGAGGTTCAGTTCGCTCCAGCGCATCCCGCGCGCCTCGCCCGGTCGGCAGGCCGCGTGCATCTGCACGAACACGCAGGCGCGCACAACGTCGGTCACCTTGATGTCGGCAAGGTGCTCGGCAACGAAGGCGGGCGCGTCCTCGAAAGGCAACGCGGGGTGGTGAGCTGTGACCGCGACGTCGCGCGAGGGCAGTAGTTCAGGCACGCAGGTATCGATCGCGTGCAGCAGCGTGGCGTCGATGTATCGCCGCGCGTAGCACCACCGCATGATGTATTTCGCGCGCGCAAGGACGTCTTCTGTCGAGCGCGGGTACTTCATCCAGAACGGGCGCAGGCAGTCCGCGAAGTCGTCGGGGATCAGCGTATCGACGCGGCGGTGCAGGATCGGCTTGAAGTACTGCTCGACGCTCGCGAGCCAGCGCGCCACGTTCTTCGTTTGTTTCCACGCCTTCTTCGCCTCGGCGTGCTTGCCGATCGCGGCCTCACCGAAGGTCGGCTTGCGCGCCTCCGCGCGCGTTGCGCGTCGCTCGGTATCGCGTTCCTCGATCGGGTCTTTACCCGCTTCAATAAGGGTGCGCATCTCGGACGCTTTCGCGCGTGCGTCTGCCAGGCTGGTGGCCGGGTAAGTGCCAAGGCCCATGCTGCGGCGGATTCCGGTGACCGGCGAAACATAGCGTAGAATCCACTTCGCGCCGGTTTCAGTCGGCACGAAACGCAGGCCCTTGGAAGCGGTATCGGTCAGCGGGTTTTTGCCCTTGTGATTTTTCAGGGCGGTGTCGGAAAGTTTAGGCACGTTTGCTCCGTTTTTTAGCGCGCCATCCAGCACCCCACGTGAAGCCGGGTTCAGGAAAGGCGGCGCAAGGTTATGCAAGCCAATTTATCAGCTAAGTCTTTGATTTGCTTGAGAGTTACAAAGGTTTAGCAAGGCTTGACGAGGTACAGCGGAGTCGTGACGGTATAGCAGACCAACATCCTCGCGCTCAATGCTGCCGTGGAAGCCGCGCGCGCGGGCGACCAGGGGCGCGGCTTCGCGGTGGTCGCCGCCGAAGTGCGCAGCCTCGCGCAACGCTCGGCCACGGCGGCCAAGGAAATCAAGACGTTGATCGAAGCGTCGACGGCCAGCGTGCAGCGCGGCGCATCGCTCGTTGCTGATGCGGGCGCAACGATAAACGAGGTCGTGGAGGCCGTGGGACGCGTGAGCACCATGTTGCAGGAGATCAGCCACGCCTCTAACGAACAGTCGGCCGGGATCGACCAGGTCAATCGCGCGGTCGGCGAGATGGATCAGGTCACCCAGCAGAACGCGGCGCTAGTGGAGCAGGCCGCGGCCGCCGCCCACTCACTCAAGGATCAGGTCGTTTTGCTGCGCGATGCGGTTAACGTATTCGTTCTGTCGAGCGAGGAAAATCGCTGAGCGATATGGCGGCACCGTAGCGCTCATTCCTCCACGCCAGCTGCAGATCGAGCGCGAACAGCAGCTCGCCGCCTTCTGTTTCATCTGGATTGCAAACTGTCTTTACGGAAAGGCATCGACCTCGATCAGCTTCTCCGGGTCGGGTGCCTGTTGCGCAAACTTCAGAAACTGCTGGGCGACGCGCCTGGACGGTGCACGGTTCCGTGACCAAGACGGGTTACGTCATTCTCGCGCCGTTCGGGCAGACCGACTTCCAGCGCATTTGACCACGCCGCCTGTCCCAGCAACCGCAGGCGATGCTTCCAGTTTCGACGCTTTGTATTCCCTCAACCAAGGATCGATTCGGAGACGCGGGCGTTGGGCGCGCGGTCGCGCGCCGTGGCATCCCTCCTAGTGCCTGTGCTGGGGGTGCCCGCGCAAATTGATGAACCTGAACGCCGCGCTCTGGGGGGGGCCGCGAGCCTCCCATGTGCGCAAGGCACGGACGGGCAGTCGTCGGACAGCGGGGCTGCGATTGGCGATGCGTCGCATGGGGGGCGTCTGCCACCGTCACCGTGTGGAGGTCGCCTGCCGGGACCACCACCAGGCATTGGGGTTTCGAACCAGCCGCCTCCTCTGCCGCCGCAGATC